GAATCTGCTCGGTGGTCAAGGTCCCTACCTGCGCCGCAGTCACCTTGTGGGGGTTGTCGGTGCGCTTACTGAAGGTATTGAACGCAAACTCAAGGTCTTCAAGGCGTTCGGTGGGTACGTACGCTTCGATCATCAGCGCTGTGGTGTAGGGCGACATGAACGCACTGTTGTTCAGCGGGTCAATCGCCTGAGCCGCGTTGGCCAGCGCCAAGTTGGGCACGTTACTGAGACCGACTTGTGCTTTGGTAACCCCGTGTGGGTTATTCTTGTTGCCGACGTGTGAGTTGAGGGGTGCCATGGCGACCGTGTTGACAACGTGCCACGTCGTTTGTGGCGTCATGTAACCGCCGGTGAAGCTTGCTTGCAGTGCCTGGGCTAAGCTGGCCAGCGGCAGGTTTTGTACCAGCCCCAACCCCACCTGACCCGACGTAACCTTGTGAGGGTTATTGAAGTTGTTGACGTGCGATGCACTCTGACCCGCTGCCGCCGCTTCGATCGCCGCAGCAATCGAGTTGATGGCCGCTTCGATGTCATCACTGCCCACCAGTTTGTCAACCGATTGATCGTGTGCGATCGAGGGGAAGCGCGCGGGCAAACCATCGATCTGCTCCCAGGAGCGTACGATCGGGTTGATCTGCTTGCGAGTCAGTTCTTCAAGGATCGCGTTGGCGTTAAAGCCCCATTGACCCCCGACGGTGTGGTACTGAAGCCGTGTGTTACCGCTGATCGACTTCTTAAGGAAACGGATCGAACCGGCCAACGGTCGCTTGAGCGACTTCATGGCATCGACGAAGTAATGACCGATCACATAGTCTTCGCCTTCTTTGTAAGCGACACCTGTGACGTGGTTCATCACCTTCAGCGTTTCGACATAAAACGGGGCTGCGAATGGAATGATGAAGTAGAAGTCGTCCAGCCCCGGCGTTTGCAGAGTCTGGACCTCGTTGGTGATCAAGTTGCTCGGGTTCGAGCAGTAAAGGTCCTCGGCGTAAAGACCGGTGCTTGCGTGACTGGCCATGGGGGTCTCCTGCGTGACGACAACCCTTTCGTGAAAATTATGAGCACATAGAATTGTCGGCTAAAGATACGACTATAATAATGATGTGGACATTTTAACGAGGGAAACCCCATGTACCAATTAGTGCGTGCACGCCATCGACGCGATCGACGGGCTGGCCGGTGGCTTGAAGCCGATCTTAAAAATGCGCTGGTGTCCACGCTGTCCACGGTTTATGGTCAGGTGATTCTGTACATTACCTACCCAGGCTTCCCCGGACAGAAGGCCCTGCGCTTTGAAAACACCTTGGCGTTTCGTCGGGGCATCAACACCAACACCACTGTGCAGCAGTGGCTCACTGCACTGGGCAATACCACCCTGCCTTGGGAGAAGATGCTACCCAATGAAAGTGTCCGGCTTGCAGAATACGGCCAAGCTTGGCACATGGGTTATGACATCCAAACCCGAGGGCGGTATTCGGATGTACAGAACAACTTGTCCACCTACGTGCAAGAAGACCTGTTGTTGACCCACCCCAAGTTCACACCGCAATACATCGATGAACACTGCCTTTTCGATGTTAACGGGTTTATCCACCTGTCTGACTTTGGCACAGACGGTGTGCGCATCGTTGACGGTAACCGCACGGTGCGTCGCTCTAACGACAACCAAGTGGGGGTGATCAGTTTCGAGAACATCGGCAAGATCCGTAAGGTGCCGATCGTTGAGGCCATGGTCAAGAAACAAAACCCCAACAGCACCCTGTATCAAGCAGCCTACGTTACCCTGCCTAGCAACATCGACCTTAAGGACAAAACGGTTCTACTGGTCTTGGGGGGTTACTTGCATCCCTTCAGTAAGTCTTACGTACAGGTCTCTGACCGTACATGGCGGATCGAACTTCAGAACATTTTGTTCTTGGAACGCTACCTCGAATCGGCCCGAGGCATGAACATGGACAAACTCGGGTTAGCCGATGACCCTGAAAACCGTACGTTGTTCTCGGTCGAAGAGATGCGCCGTGACTCGGCAATGCTGGGTTACCTCACGATGTCGCAGAGCTTCTTTGTCATCATCGATGCCCCGAGCATGTTCCACGAACTCGAGCCGCTTGAGTACGCAGGCTTCCCTGGGCGCTACCTCAACCGTGATGGTCGTCAGCTACCGGTAGTGGGTGCTTACGGGCGTACCTTGGATTACCACATCATCCACGAACACGGCATTTACGTCTACGTGTGCAGCAACAACTACCGGTTTGACTACACGGCCAACTTCGGCAACTGGCTCAAGGACAAGCTGGTTAACGGCGGGCTGTATCCCTACACCCCTTCACGACCAGCGCAAGCCTACTTGCGCCTCTTAGGTACCGACGCCTGACGGCATAAAGCCCCTCCCATTGGGGAGGGGCTTATGTCCGACTCAACCGGGTCGAAAGATCGAGAAGCTCGAGGGGTCAATCCAATGGATCAACATGTACTCAAGCAGGTACAGCTTCAATGCCGCCACCTCATCCTTCTTGTCCTCAATACTGAGGCCGCTGACGTCCTTCTCAAAAAGACGCGGTACGATCAGGTTAAAACCTTGCGTGCGGTTTACCACAAGGTTCTTCAGGTGCATTTTTATCCACCCGTTAAAATCGTACATGCAGGCGACTGCAAACGACTGCGTTAGCCAGGCGGGTGTTACTGATTCGGGTTTACGTTTGATGAACGTAATCTCGGGTTCAAACCGAAGCCGGTGGCTGAAGAATGTGCGGAACATTTCCATCTCGATGTCATCCATCGAGTAAGGCCAGATGTTCACCACGATGCTGATGTCGTTGTTGGGACGACCGTCATTGATCGCGATCTCGTTCTCGGCAATCATCTTAAACAACACCGCAAAGATGTTGGTCATTACCGAAGCTTGCAAAATCGCATCATCACGGGCGGCGTAGCGGGCCACCATTGTCTCGGTCTTGACCTTGCCCCCGGTCAGCTTGGTCCAGTCGTCTGACTCACGGTGCCAGTAACTGTCTTGAGTAAGCAACTCGGTCGCCACCTGCGGGTAGATCGCAGCGAGTGTCGCAATACGCGTGTCAAAGACCGTGTCCAGGTCGATGTATAGCTTTGACTTTGGTTCATTCATTTAGCCGTCAGTCCCCATACGTCCCGGAACAGGATGACCGAGAGCAACCCCGCGGCACCCGGTATGTGGTTGATGTGGTAGTGTCGATCGGGGCGACAGGTTTTGATATAACCTTCATCGACAATATCCTGATCCAAACCCACTTGCTCGATCATCGCTCCTATCGCGGCGATGTAGGCGACATCCAAACCATCGGCCATCATGAGCGCTTTTGTGATTCGCTCAAGCTTAGTTAGAGCGGCGTGTGTTTTTGGGTCGTGGCGCATGACGTCCCAGATACTGGTTTTGATCACTGGTGCGGTACCAATGAACCAGTTGGTTTTGGTGGCGATTTCGTCAGCGGTGCCCAGGATCATCTCGGTCAACGCTTTACGTGCGTCTTCGCTGAATGGGCGTAGGAAGTTGGTCACAGCCAAGGAGTAAACCTTACGCATCTGGTCAACTTGAGTGAACGGGATTTCCATGAGACGTCCTTAAATGTTGTTAGCGATATGCATTGCTTTGAGCAGCACACGCAGTGATTCGGTGGCTTTGACCGAAGAAGGGAAAGCAGCCATGATCTGATCGAGCGACACAGCACCCGTCTCGTAGATCATCTTGTTCATTGCCGCGTAGGCTTTGGCATCGCCTGCTCGGAACTTCACCAGCTCCAGCAGCATCTTGTCCAACCCCTTGGAGAGGTTTACCTGAATTTCAGGGTAGGACATTCGCGAACCTTTCGACACCCCAGTGGCTTGACCTGTGAGTTGGTCAACCACATCGTCCGACTGCGGTACCGACATCTTAGAATCACGGGTCTGTGCTTGTCGGCGGAACGGGACCAGTCCAGTCAGCAGTTTCGCCGGGGTACGTCGTAACATACCGGTTTCTTGGTCGGTCAAGTAGAGGTGTTGGAACAGGGGATAACCCAGTTCTTCGGCCACCTCGATGTTACGGGTCAGGTTCAGCTTAACGTCGGCTAGGTTGGGATGGAACAACGCAAGGATCTCCTCGCCCCGTTCTAAACGCTCCATCCAATCGTCGAATTCTTCATCGCTGGTCCGCGCAAAGATCTCTTCGTAAATCTTCGTGTTCGTTCCGTTCGGTAGCATCCGTTCGATGAAATACAGTATCTCTTGCTCGGCAAGCTTGCGCATGGACATGGTACGCCCCAGTGTAAATGGATCAACATACTATTTCTTTTCCAGTGCTCCTTTGCGCAAGACGGCATAAAGGAAGGCACAACCTGCACCTTCCTTTATGTCAGAACGTTACTGGTCACAAGGCGAGCCATCAATGCGCCGCTGCCGCCACGCCAAACCGCCGCTGGGCCAGCGTGCTCAGGTCGTTGTAATACGAACTGACGCGCAAGCTGGTGTTCTGCGGGAAACGGTTAACGATCAGGTACGGGAGAATATGGGTGACAAACGATTGACCCCATACTGCAAAGTCCTGCGTGTCAGCCAACTGGAGCCGCATCTGGAACGTATCGCCTGGATACTGTGCCAGCAGTTGGTGGAAGAACGCATTCAGCTCGCGAATGGTGCGGATGTCACGTGGGCAACGGTGATAAAAGTCTTCTGCCAGTTCAACGTCTCGTGCGCGAATCAGGTAGTAGGCTTGTGCGAGCGGGCCGCTCTTTTGGTTTGGCATTGGGGTCTTCCTCGAATGATGTTAAGACGGCTGCACTGCGTCATGCTCAGTCCTTATTGTGTTGTAGGTCCGCTGATGTCAGCGATGTGTTTGGCAGATATCAGTTGGCTTAGGTATGCTGCTAACAAATGCCGATGGCAAAACTTCCCGCCAGGGCAATAGCAGCCAATTGCCACTTTTTCTATTCGCAACAAAGCATTCCAGAATTCTGGATTTACTCGGCGGCTGTAGTCCAGTATGCGATGGTACAAACGCGTATATTTTTCCTCAGAGATGCGTCCCTGTTTAATACCCATGACCATGTCCCAGGTCGGTGCGAGTTGACGATAACCACTTTTAACGGTGGTGTCTAAGATGACGATATCGTCGCCCATCGCTTTGACCAAGCGCCAGTGTGCAATCTGGTACGTGTAGATCTCCACGCTAACAGACCCGCACCGCTTTAACTTTTTTGTTTGTCATAGCAAAGACCTCACATACTTGGTCGCCACAGCGACTCCCTTGTAATATAAGGCTTACAGGTAAAACGTTGCTCAAAAAGTAATCAGTACCTCATAAAATCACAGACGGCATAAAACCGCCCGAAGGCGGTTTTATAATCACGCGGCCATGGGTTGGGAAACCGGCAGTGCTTTGGCACCCGCGGCAAGCTTGTCCATGTTGAACTTAAGGGCAGCGGCCTTAAGGCGTTCACGGTCAGCCTCAGGCAGCCAGTACGGCACGTACAGGCCCTTGCGCATGCGCAATAAGTCCATGGTGGACAGGTAGGGTTTCGGGAAGAGGTGCTCTTCTTCCTTGAAGACCCAGAAGGCCCGTGTGTTCAACAACACCTCCCAGTCGTAGCCGATGGTCTTGAGGTCTTCGTACAGCGTTTTCGGATCAGTGAAGACTTGTTCACGGTCTTTGCGGTGGAACTGGATCAGCTGGAGCATCTCCGACTGGATCTCGGTCACCCGGCGCAAGCGCTCGGATTCATTCAGTTTGGCACGAACAGTGGTGCGGCTCAGGTTGGTTTCAGGCGCCAAGGCGAGCTGGTGGTTGAGGTTGCTGCCGTTGTTACCGAAGTCGTTTTCGTAGCAGTAGTAGAACTCGGTCAGTGACGGCAGGTAACCTTCGGTCTGCGACATGATCATCGGCATGAGCATACCGGTGATACCACCCTTGCCACGCAGGTTCTGGACTTCCAGGATCTTGAGGTCGGTGTCCCCTTCCATCGCGGTCTTGTTGTCCAATGGGAAGCGCGGCATCTTCTCTTTGGTGAGCAGTGGTTTGTTCGAGACGATGTCCCACACGTTGTGTGGCATGGAGTAGAAGCCTGGGCCGACACCTTTGATCACAGTGTCTTTCTTCATGTGGCTCAGGTTGCGCTTGTCGGTGGGGTACATCTCCATGTTGATGATGTCGCCCACGTGAGCGGTCATGATCACGTAGGAGCCGGTTTGCGCGGCCATGGTCGGCATTTGGTTGAACAGCTGGGTCTTGGCCTTACCCATGGTCATGGCGTCAGTGTTGTTCTTACTGTCGCCGATTTTGTTCTTGTCGTACATCTCCTGAACTTCCTTGATCTGGAACTTCGAGAAGCTGTCGATCAGCAGGGATGTCGGCTGGTAGGCCTGACGGTATTCCCCATCGCGGTCAATGAACGGTGTGGTGAGGATCTGTTTCTTCGGATCGGAAGTCTTCTTGTAGACCTCGTCACGGAATTCTTTCATGAGCAGGTCGCCGGTGTAGCGCGACAGGTCGGTGAAGACGAACTGGGTGTCTTGTTCCCAGTCGATCAACATCAGCTCAGCAAAGGCCATGGAGATCGTCTGGAAACGTTGAATCGGCGACAGCGTACCTTCGGTGTCGTACACCATGCCGTAGGCGTTTTGGAAAGCACGGCGAATCATCGCCTGCATGAAGATCGCTAAAGCGGTCTTGAAGTTGTTAGGACGGGAGGCGATGCCGGTCAATGGACCGACACCACCGTTCATAATCGACTCGCCGTGCTTGCCGAGTTCGTAATGCCCGGTGGGTATGTCATACATCCCGTTCACGTTCAGTGCGGGACGAAACAGGGGTTTTGCGATAGCTCCAAACATGCCGTGATCCTTGAGAGGAAGTTCAACCAACACCTAATTAACACACCACGTAAAAACTTTGTGGAGTACTTGATTCAAAAGACTTTGAGACCTATATTGTCAATGTGAATCGGATGCATAAAGCGTTCGATCACCATCCCTTTAAGGAATGACGATATGTCGCGTTTGAACCAGTACCACCAATTCTTCCTCCTCGATGCCAGCAACATGGTGGAGCTCAGTGACGTGCAGGACACGCACTGGATCAAAGAGGCTCGGGTGGTCAATGCAGCGCTGCCTAAAGGTACACGAACCTTAGGTATCTGGCGCCAAGCCAGCCTCGACCAGCTCGAAGGTGCCCTGAAGCAACAGTACGACATGTTGCTTGAGGCCGAGTGCGCCAGCATGGTGCCTGAGCAAGAGTATGCACTGGCCGGGTTACTGTGGGGTGGGTTTACCGAGCACCGTCTGCAACGCTACGCAGATCGCTGGGTGTATCATGCCTGGGGTGGTGTGTGCGGCGATGAACGGGTTGTGGTGTCGGCCAACATCGACCTGATGATCCATCATGGCAAAGGCATTGGTCGGCTCTACAATGAGTTGGTCAAACACCAAGCGAAATAAAGACGGGGGCCTTCGGGCCCCTTTCTTTTTTCTTTTGATTCATTCTATGAATTGAGCCATCACACTTAAGGGACCGCCATGTCGCTGCTGACTGAATACTCCAATACCCCCGAGGAAGTTTCTTCCTCGCCTGAACCTGCGACCGAAGCCAACGGCCTGGGTGACCTGCTTGTTCTGTTTGAAGAAGTCTCCCAAGAAGCGTTCAGCGTCGGTGACCTCAACAGCTGGCTGCAACGCAAAGCCGCTACGATCTCGGCGGCACTGCGCGATAACTTCCGCGCCCTGACGACGTGGAACTTCAGCAAGCCCGACACCATCAATGTCGCGCCGTTGGCACGGGTGTTGAGCACCTACCAGTACACAGACCTGGCTGAACTTGAAGTCTATGTACCGGTGGGCTTCCAGCATCAGTTGCAATGGTACACCACCCTGTTGACCAATTTCTCAGCACCGCTGGCGCTGGGTGCACTGCCCGGCATGTTGCTGCCAGCGCAAAAGTGCTTCGCCTACTACATCAACAACGCATCAGAAGCCAATGAGTCGCGTGAGCTCATTTGCAAACCCTCGATCACCACGCAAGATGTGCTTAAAGTCATCGAGGGTGAAGCCGACTACTTCATCCAAGGTAACCACCGCACTACAGCCCTGCTGGGCGATGTGTTTGAAAACAAACAGTCGATCACGCAAGTGGCCGATACTGTCAACAAACTCAATTACCAGCTGTGGCAGCAAGTACCACCACAGAAGGTCAAGGAAGAAACCGACAAGCTGGCTAAGCTCGCCACCACGCTGCTTGGCATCCTTGAAGGCAGCCAAGACCGGGTCAACCCTGTGTTCATCAAATCACTGATGGGCCAGTTGGCGGACGCAGGTCGCTTCGTCGAGTGGTACGCCACACTGATGACCCGCATGTCGGATCTGACCTCGGCCATGAAAATGAACGAGAAGATCTTGCTGGACATACAGAAGAAGTAAGACAGCATAAAGCCCGCCATCAAGGCGGGCTTTATGTCGTTAAGCGGGTGGTGTGAATCGAAAAAGACGGTTGGAGATAACGTCTTTGGTGTCAACCCCGCCAAAGTAATAAATGGAGTCACCTACCGCACTACCTGCCATGCCTGCATAAGCAGTAGTTTTGCCAATGTCTAACACGGACCATGTGTCGGTCGCTGGGTTATAGACGCGCATCTTGGCTCCTGCGTCAGCCGAGTCACCGACACCCCCATGTACATACAACTTCCCGTTCACAGCACACATGGTACTGTGCCGTATGGTCTCTGGGAAATCTGCCAAGCGCGTCCATGTATTGGCGGCGGGGTTGTAACACCAGAAATCTTTGAGGCGGTTGCTTGCATCACTGTCCGTGGCCCCGCCCAAGACGTACAGCTGCTCGTTCATAACCTCATACGTGGCCCCACGTCGAGCCACCGGTGGGTTAGCCGGATTCATTAGTGCCATAGTGGTCGTTTCGGGAGTCCAGCGCAGGGTCTCATTCAGCATGTTGTTGTTCAAGTCCCAACCGCCAAACAGATAACCATAGCCACCAATAAACCCAGAGGAAGCTTCTTGACGTTGAGCTCGACCACTGGCCGATAAGGAATTTGTAGTAAAGTTGCTACCTGGACGGGTAAGTTTGTCGTAGGTGTTGCGTAAAGTACCCCCCGCACCATAAAGCTGGTAGATCGCTGTACCCGCGGCGTTTGCCATGACGTTGTGTGAATGGCGACCATACCCGCTGTTTTGACGCAGGGCCGTACAAACACCGGTAGCAGGGTCGTACTTCAGTATCTCGTCGAGCTGCTCTGTACCCGACCAACCCCCAGAGATGTAGAGCTCACCCGCTAAGGACAACGTTCTATGGTAAGCCCTCGGTCGCGGGACAACACCACTCGGCACCACCACGCCCATCCTGGGACTTGCTCCAGTCCCTAAAAGTATTTCAAGCATAACTAGCACCATCATTAAGTGAACATACGATGCGGCATAGAGCCCACCGTGGTGGTGGGCCTTATGCGGTTAAGCGATCTTCACCGTACGGTTGTACACCGGAGGCAACGTGATGTTGGTTGGGTCAAGGACTACAATCTCGGCATGGTTGAAAGCACCGTGTGTGGAGCTAAAGTGAGAGATGTACACAATCTGCGACACTTCACCCAGCTCGATCAGTTTGTTGAGGAAAGGAATCAGGTTCTGACGATGTTGTTCGTCAAACGTGTTACCGAACTCATCCAGGTACAGGGGGAAGTTTTCCAACCCCATGAACTTCATGAAGATCAACTTGAAAGCAAAGTTCACCACGTCGCGCTGTGAACTACTGCCCCGTGCAATATCCGGGGGCGTTACTGCACCATTGCGGATATCGAGAGGGAAGTTATAGTCGAGCTCATCCTTATCCACCTTAGAAGGCAATACCTCCATGGGGTAGGTCCAGAGTTCTTCGATGATTGCATTCAAAAGCTTGACGATCTTTTGCATGAAGCCCATCAGGTAGCGACCGATCAGTCCATCGGTCGGGGACATAGCCTTAGCCAGCAATTGTAAATCAGCGTACCACTGCTTGGCTTCGCGGTGTTCCCGTTCGATATCCATCAAGGTGTTCTCACGAAGTTCAAACCGGTGCAGCGTGGCTTGAATGTCCGAGAGTTTAATGGAGGTCGCTTTGATCTCCTCGTCATACCCCAACTTGACCATGTCAACGATCTGGTCATTGACGTCGCGCATGTACGCTTCAAGGTCCAGTCGCAGCAGCTCCGTCTTCTGGTTATACGCATCGACTTCTTTAACCACCCCTTTAAGGGCGTTGGCTTCATAGAGGTGGATGTGCTGCTGGTCAACCGCATGGGTGATTCGGTGGTCAATGGTCTCCTGTCGGCGTTTGATGAAGTCAGCCTGAGCGGAATCGAAGCTATCGTAACGCCTTAACGTCTCGGCGATGGTTGAGAGGCGTTGTGTGGCCTCTTCCAGCTCGATACACGCTGTTTGTGCTGTTTGCCATGCAATGACACTGGTAAGGTGCTTGCGTGGCTCTATGAACATCACACGGCGTTCAACAGCATAATCCCACACCGGCTTGTACAGCTCGTACTGACGCACCAGTTGACGGAACCGGTTCACAAAAGACAGGTAGTCATCATAACTGTCGATGTAAGGCCCCAGTTCAGCTTGTTCCTTCTCGATAGCCTCAATTGCATTAGCCAATTGCAAAGCAACTGATTCAGCGGCCCGTACGTCCTCAGGTGACTGACCCGGCACGAAAGTGTGTGTGCAATCTGGACAAACCACCTCAGCACATCCCCGCAGTTGTGCTAACCGGCGGGTGGCTGCACCATGGCGCTCACCTAACGACAACAAGCGGGTTTTGTTTTCGGCAAAACGCAGCCTGGCATCGGTACCTTTCTGATGACTGAAATGCTCATCCGGGTTGTTAGGGAACTCCTGGATCAGGGTTGTCCAAGTGTGCATGAGTTCAGCCAACAGTCCTTTGGAGTGCGGGTAGACTTCATGTCGCACCAGCGGCCAAGGACCGGTATAGGCACTGATGACCTGTTGAATGTTCAGGCACTTTTGCTCAATGACTGTAACCTCACGGCGCATGTCGTCGATTTGTTCGGGTGTGCCAAAATCAGAAGCAGGTGTCTTTTGTTGCTCCAGCTCTTCCAACTCTTGGGCCAGTTCTTCAATCTGCTGCTTACAGGCTTGAGCTTGGTGCAGGGCTACTTGAATTTGCCCGGTGAGTTGATCACGTGAAGACACACCGTCCAGCAGGGTGTTATTGGGCGTGGCTTCGAGGTGCTGCTTAGCCTGCGACCTTATTTCTTCATAGCGACCGCGCAGTGACTTTCCGCGGTTAGGGCTAAGGGGTTCGTTACCGCGGGTACGGTAAAGCGTCTGTAGGCGTTCGGTGAGTTCTGTGATCTGCTGACGGTAGCCGGTCATCTCCGCATCGTTAGGCAAATCGATGTTCTCGTTTGCCATACGTTTGGCTTTGTGGTTCATCACCCCACGGGCATCTGACATCAACGACCGAGACAGGTTGTACTTGTCAAAAATAAAACCCAAGTCAGAAGGAGACATCTTGGTCAGCCACTCTCGGCGCTTAGCGGTGGGCATACCGGTGAACGGCGTGATTCCCACGAGGATCTCATGCATCGCCCTATCGATGCCAAAGATACGCAGCACCAGTTCTTTCTGTACGGCAAATGTACTGCCTGGATTGAGTTCTTCAACCCCACCACGGATAAAGCTGTGTTTACCCGTACCACGCCCCGAGTACTCTGACAGCAACGTGTAGCTGTGGTTGTTGTGTGTACAGTGCAGTTCTTTAACCCCACCTGCTTCGAACTGGTCATGATGCGCAGGACATGGGGTAAGCTCTTCAACAACGGAGGATTTACCCGCCCCGTTGCTACCCAAGATCAGCATCACGTTACTTTGCGGTGTCCACTCGAAATGGCGGATGTTCGAAAGCATCAGACGCTTGTAATTCTTGAGCACGAATTTGGTGATATACATGGTCTGAACGATCCAGCTCAATGGTTATATACAAGATAGCTCCTGCGTATTTTTAAGAGGCGGTCATGGACAGCGTTTTCAGACTCTACAGCATCGGTTATGTGGCCGAGAATAAACCCCGTAATGACCGCTTCGTAAACGTACTGGCGGTTGAGGACACCGGGGGTATTGATGGCGAGGTTACATTCAACCCACAGAAAGAAATTTTGACCGGCACCACCAAAGAAGGCCAGCAGTACGAAGTTGTTTCGACCACCGACAGTACTCTGTCTTGTGAATGGTTACCCTCGGGGACCAATCGGTTCACGCCCCCGGATGTGGTGCGCGGTGAGCTGGTGGAAATCTATCGACTGGCCGAGACCGACCAGTACTTCTGGCGGTGCATGGGCCTGCGTGATAACCTGCGCACACTGGAGACGGTGATCTTTGCGTTCTCCGCATCACCCAAGGCCAGTACTGGCCCTTTGAACCTGGAGCGCTGCTATTTCTTAGAGGTCTCCACCCATGAAGGACTCGTTACCTTCTCAACGGCCCAAGCCAATGGCGAACCGTTTCTTTTTACAACCCAGTACAACACTAAACTGGGGACGTTCCTTCTGACCGATGATATCAACAACAGTTTCTGGTTGGATTGTAAAGAACGGTTTTGGAAAATGATCAACGCCGACGGCAGTTTCATGGAGATCAACAAAAAGAAGATCGCTATGAAAGCCGATGAGGAGATCTCTTTGACCTGCGGTGGTTCAACGTATGTAATGAAACCCCAAGACATCTCCATGAAGTCGACACGGGTGTTTGTCGACGGTGGTGGTACAACGTGGGAACAGGTCGGTACTGGACTGACCGTAAGCGGCGCGCACTACGCGTTCTTGTAAGGAGGCAACATGCCAGATATTTCGTTGGTGGGGCAATCTCAAGCCGGTGGGGTTATTCAAGGTCCCGGTGCTGGACCTGTAATGACCGTCACAGGTCTTCCTGTGAGTTTGGTGGGTGATGATGTCGCCGGCCACGGCACCGGTGCGCATGCCGGTCCTAAGATGGTTGAAGGTTCGGTTAAGATGACCTTCAAAGGCATCCCAGTGGTTATCTCAGGTAAACGGGCAAGCTGTAGCGATGCAGCTAATGGCAACCCTAAGTTCACCGTCGGCAGTTAACGGCATAAGGCCCGCCCTTGTGGGGCGGGCGCTATGTCGAGTTAAGCGGTGCGCTGGGGTATTGGGCACTGCTCATTGGCACAGTAGAACATGAGCCTACTGATATCGTTTTGCAGCACGTCGTCTTCTGCATACTTCAACCAACAAGGAGTGTTTTTGAGCACACGTGTGACGTAGTATTCAAAACGCTCCCCGTCGATGCGGGTGATAGGCAGTACGTGCTTCCAAAGATAGGGGGCTACCAGTACCGAGAACTGCATGTGCCCCACATGCCGGGTTAGGCCGAAGACTTCATTTACCTGCGTAAGGCGCGTTTTGTCGTCTTCATCACACTGCGCAAAACGCGCGTAGAGGGATGAAAGCAAACTCATGCGCCTGAAGTCAGTCGGCGTACGGTTCCATAAAGCAATCCAGCCGCGCTCCAGCAAGCCGGGTCGCTTCTTCTGAATGTGTCGTAGCATAATGGTTGCCTTCGTTATTTCTTAAGTATGAACTGCGTGTAAGGACAGGCGTAGATAAGCACACCATCGTCCTTGGAGTCCACCACAGTTGTGAAGGAGTAGCACAGCGGACCACTGGCAACAACTAGGACTGAAACCTTCGGCTCAGACTCAGCAATACGTGCCAAGGTATTACGAACCGGAATGTCCAGCCCTAGTACCAATTTCAGCTTTATTTCAACCCCACTCACCACAGCAGGGATTTCGATGAGTGCGGTGTTATTGGTTATGGTCGCGTGCAGTTTATTGACCGGCTTCTTCTTGCCCTCTTGATGGACGTAGTACAGCTGGTCGGTGATGTCTATCACCGTGACCGCTTTACCAACGGTGCCGTTGCAGTAGTCGTCCAATTGCTGTTTGAGCACGCTAAAAAGTTTGATGGCTTCATACGCTTGTTTCGGCGGATTGAGTGTCTTGCTAATTAGCGTATCGTCTGGCGCTACTGTCGCCTGTAGGCTTTTATATTTGGCAAAGCCTGCGTTACCCATCTCCATGTACCGCTTGCGCATGTTTGGCGTCAGGACGTTGTCCAAACGCAGCACAGCGGGCAGCGAGTAGGCACTGGCGTGATCCTTGCGGTGGTTATCCATTAACTCTTCCAAGTAAGGATCACGCTCAGGGGTTTTGAGTACGCAAAAGACGGCTTCAGCCAATCGACGACCCAGGATAAGATCGGTCTTTGCAATCTTGTCCAACGTCGAGTCAGTTTGCTTGTGGCCGTACGTGTGGGCACGACCTAAAGAATACATGCAGTAGTAGTTACCTGCGTCGAGGGGTAAAGCACCTGCCACATCAAACAGCAACCGGGTGCGCTGTAATAGCGGGTTGGCTGCTGCGATCTTGTTGGCTTGGATGATCTCGTTGTAGGAGACCGTCACTTTGCCGGTATGACAGGCTGAACCTAACAGGGCATTGCCATCCGCCGCCTCGTTACCACGGTGACCAGCATGCCCTTTGATCCATTGGATATCCAGGTTACGGCCCTGCGCCAACCAGCTGTCTTTTACCTGGGTCAGTGCTTCCCAGTATTCGCGGTTAGCAACAGGGGTACCGTCGGGTTTGATCCAGTCGTTCTTGATCCACTTCGGCACGCTGCGGAACAGGTTGTCCTGCACGTATTTGCTGTCCGTGTAAATCAGCAACTTCTGAACGTCAGCTTCTTTGGCCAACTCAAAGGTTTCAATAACCGCTTGTAACTCGGCAACGTTGTTCGTCACCTTCCGGGCGGGGACAGTGGCGTAAGCATCGACGTAGGACACCACAGCGCAGCTCTTCGCTAGCTCGACTTCTTGGTACCCTTTGGGGGTGGGTAATTGCTTTTCCCCCCTCGCGTGCTCTAAGGCACCGGCGGTATACACGTAAGCGTGCACACCCCAACCGGCGAGCCCACGACGGAAACTGCCGTCAGCGTAGGCAACCATCCCTACCTTAGTGGGCTCTGTCGATTCAGTGCTCATGCATGACATCCTTCAAATTGATAAACTACACTATTTTGGGGATGCGTATAACTATCCCTTACACCCGGACAGGTGTTGCCGATGGGCCTCGTCAAGGGCTTTATGCTCGTGACGGATCAGGCCCTTAAGTTCCTTGATGTAACTGGCAATGACGGTTTCCAGTTCAGCGTCGCCGATATTGCTAAAATCAGGCTGTACCGGCAACGGCTCTCTGGCGGGTACTACAAAGGGCTCACACCCTTTTTGAACAATGGTCCGCTCCTTGGGCACCGCGGTTGTGACAATTACCTTTGGTGCGATGGGCTGCGGTTTGTCCTTCTCCACAGATGTCGTTGAGGTATGGTAAGACTTGACTTCGACGGTGCGGTACACAACGGTGGATTGTCGTGCATCGATTACCGCGCAACTCGGCAACACGCCGAGTAGGAGGCCACAGGCCAGCTTCACAAGGCGCATATATCAGTCCTTCAGTAGGTCATTAAAGCGATTGGTTTCAAATGGTGCGATGCAGGAACAAGGCGCGATCACCGACTCAGCTTTTAGAGCTGCTTGTTCTTTTAGTTCAGACAGCCGGATCGTCATCAGTGCTAACGCCAACACCAGCATGAGAATGATTCCCAGCATGCAGGTGAAGTGCGCGTTTTCTTTTATTACTTCGACGACCGTTCGATCTTTAAAGATCGCTGACCTGAGGTAAGGCCACAAGAGGCGAAGCGCTTTGAAGAGTAATCGACCCAAATTTAAGTACGACATTTATTGCCTCTTTGATTTTTAGCCCTGAGACAATACCTACCGTCGACCTCACACAAAAGCCTTCACAGTTAGGGTAGGAATCCCATGTTTAAGTTAAGTTGGCATGGCAGTTTAAGGAGAGTTTCCCCGGTTGTCAAATAAAATGTGGCTGATTTTATAGATGACTCAATCTACGCCACGGTGAGGACCCATCGTTCATGTACACATTAAAAGGTTTTTTCCAGTTCTCTGGCTTGTTTAACAACCAACTGGATCAGGTAGCGCCTTTCGGCGAACTGTCGGAAGACTCCAAAAGCTATGGCAAAGACAAGTTGGTTTACACCAACGGTCAAGTTTCACCTGAGACCAGCCTGGTAGTCTTCCATACCGTTAAGGATGGCGCGCGGGTGACGGTGCCGGTTAACGTCTCCAACACGGCACTGACCATCGGTGCTTTCCTGTTGGCCCGTGCACGTACTGGCCAAATCGGCAGTGATGCATTCGTACTGCGTCAGCAACTGAACGCCGAGTTTGGCACCAAAGCCACCAACTTCCAAACAGGTGCTATTCTTTCGGGTGACGGCCTACGACTGCCAGAGTGGATCTCGTACACTGACTCCAGCAGTGGGTTGGGAACCAACACCATCACCATCTGGTTGGCGGACCAGTCGTTCCTCGGTCAATACGACGAGTTCGACATCCAAGTCATCACCCCCATCTTGCCCCTTAACGATTTCTTCTTGGACCCGACCGTCGTTAAGCGTAAACTGGCGGCCTACGACCTGGTGGCCAAGACCGACGAAGCGCAAGCCAAGCGGGGTAAATACCCCTTCACCAAAATCCAGACGTTGCGTTACGATTACGTCAACCCGGTTGATGCCAAGGACCTGACCTCCAGTTACTGGATCGTTCTGATCTACGGCCAAGCTGGTAACAACCCTGACTTGATCCGCGAGGCGATTGTCGCTGAAATCCTCAAGAACTCCACACACAGCCGTGACGAGTGGGCGGTGATCTTACCGGACTTGTTTCGCACCACCGAGTTCATCTTCACGCCGTTCTGGAACAACTACAGTGTTCCAAACCACGAGTTCCAGGCCGGTATCTACAGCCCGGTGATCGACCCCCGCGAAATGCTCAAACTGATCAAACGCACGGCGCGTGGCACAGGCTATACCGATGCGTACGTCACCAACCGCTATGAGCTTTCGGTGAACCTGTACAAGTCGATAGCTTTTGGCGTTGTGGGTAACCCCAACAACCGTGACAGCATCACCCAGTTCTCCGACAAGTGGCCACAGTACATGGTGGTGTCCAACGGCAACCCCGATGGTGACCGGATGTCACCTGACACGGCGGAATGGACGGCCTTGTTCTCCCGTCTGTTGGTGGCGGCCGAGACCATGACCATGTTCACCCCGGTTCCGCAAGGGTTGGCGCGGGTGCAACGTGATGGCATTGTGTTTGCTTCGGGCTATTACAAGAACATCAACTACCTCGTCGCCAGTAAACCATCGCTGGCTTCCCTGTAACAGCATAACGGGGCGGGTGACCGCCCCGATTATGTTTGAGTTGTGAGGTGCGCATGCTCGACCTTGACATCCCTTTTGAACTGAACACGTTAGCGACCAATACACTGGGTCTGTTGTTTGCGCGAATCGCGGCACGCTACGCCAGCCTCAAGATCACACCAGCCACGCACTATGTACAGACTGTTCAGCAGATGCCAACGCGCTATCGCCCTTGGTTATCAGTGGCCACTGTGCGATCGCTTACAGACCCAAGCTTTGAACAACGGTTTCGTTATGACCGTTGGCCGGTTTCACGGTACGTTAAGAACCCGGTGTTCAATGCGACCGAACTGGCGGCTGTGCAGCAGATGGATGAAGTTCAGTTGGTGGCTGCACTGCGTACTAAGCTGAATCTCAATATCAACAATGTTGACTTCATCATTCGCAATGCCGGTATACAGTACGTTGGCGGTGAGGCTCGTCCCAACTGGCGTTTGACCGCCGCTCCCAACTCCTCGTTCTGGTACGACGATCAAGTGTTGTGGCTACACAACCCTGCGTAAACCACAACTGGGTACTCTAATTCTGTGAAACTTACCTGCTAGGGGTTTACCATGGCGCTGAATGTACCGCCACCTGGCGCACGTGGCTTATACAGCCTCAAAGCACCGTTTAAGACAGTGCCTAACGAGCTGTACCGCTGTGCGGCCATTCGCTATTTTAAGGACATCCAAAACGACGGTGAGGATGTTTATGAGAAGTACTACCGTCCCCTGGAATTGACTGAAGCGGATTACAGTCGCGATCTGGCTGCCGATGTTGTGATGGTGTCGCTACTCAGTGACACCCAACGACCGATTTATGTACCGTCTTCGTACATCCTGTCCTACCCTGGGTTATCCAGCCACACTTACCAACACGTGGTGCTGGCCCTGTCCCTGGGGACATTGCCTGACAGCTTGGACCTAACTCACCTGAAAGCGCAAGTGGGTGCCACCGTGTCTGAAGTTATCGGCGTGGTGCCTGAGGTGCACGTGACCGTAGCCCCTTCCACCGGGGTGGTTACTTCTGAACAACATGATGCATTGGAAGCGGCACGACAAGCCGCAGTAACCAACCGCACCACTGACTACGCACGCTACCTTGAAGAGCGTGCGAAACGTATTTCGCTTGAAGCGAAACTCGCCGCCCTTGAGAAAATCATCATTGACAAGGGTATTCTGACCTGAACCATATGTAGTTCCTTCTCTGAAACTGGAGTATCGCATGAGCGAGAATCATCTGGATTGGCTGTCCCGCGTTTCCCAAGAAGACGCGACCAACACCAGCGTAAGCATCAAACCTGAAGGTGTCGACCCCAAAGGTGACGAGGCTGCCGACCACGTCGGTGGCGATGAAAAGTCCACCGCCCAAGGCAGTGACAGCGCCAACAACCATGAAATCGTTCTGAACGAGAACATGGAACCTGACGACAACGCGGACGCTAAAAAGGCGGACGGTGAAATCGGCGTGGCTGTGTCCAAGGAGTCGGGCACTGACCCTGACTTTCGCATCGACCTGCAAACCGGCGGTCCCGTTGGCGGCAAGCCGTCGACCGAGGACGGCGAAACCGAAGAAGAAGACGAAACCGAGCTGGACGCCGATGCCCAAACCACCGATGAACCTGGCGCCGAAGGTGCTGTCGCTGGTGATACACCAGCTGCTGTTCCCGATGCCGGCGAGACAACTGTGGCTGAGAACGTAACCGAGCCTGAAGTTGGTGCCGCTGGCGAAACCGGTCCTGCTGTTGCAGATGACGCTGGCGAGATCCCTGCCGCTCCCGAGCTGCCTTCGGAAAACGAAGCGCCCGTGACCGAAGGTGCAGGTGACGACGTAGCGACCCTGACGGGCGCCGAAGCACCGGCTGTACCAGAAGTGGCTGAAGGTCAGGTGTTGGTGGCCATCGATCCGGTTACCGAAATCAAAGAAGGCCTGCGTCCTGCGGTTGATGAAGCCCAAGGGCAAACCGACGGGCTTGTTCCAGCCACAGGCGATGAGCAGATCTCCCAAGAAGGTTTTGGTGGGGGCCTGCTGGGCTTCCTGGCCGGCGGTTTCATGTGGACCCCGTTTGTCGGTGCTGGTGTCAGCGCTACTGCCAAGGTTGCTCGCTTGAAGCTGCAACAGGACATCGAAAAGATCTCCAAGCGCATTGCTGCTGTGCGTAAGGGTGACCTTGAAGATGCCAAGAAAAATGGTACCAAAGTACCGAAGGGCATGGACAACGTCGATTTCGTGACGGTGCTCAAATCGGCGCTGTTGGGCCAGTTCTTCGGTTCGTTCTACGGTGCTCACCAAGGCAGTGAGTTGCAGAACCTCAACAATGAGCTTCAGGCCAAGCTCAAACAGCTGAAGGCTGAAATGGAGAAGGCCGGGATCTCCAACGAAGATTACGACCTGGTGCCTGAAGACGACGGCGAACAGCAAGACACCGAATTCGACGGCGTGGCCGATGACGGTATCATGCAGCCGGTTGAACAAACCCTCGATGACGTGCGTGACATCGGTGCCATGCAAGTGGCGGTTGAAAACTACGCTGACATCCTGCGCAGCGTTGACGCCCGTGGTCAGGCGGCTGACCCTCTGTTGGTACGCTCGATTCAGATCGGTCTGCGTGCCTTCCAAGGTGAAGGCCTGGCTGAAGGGCAACCTTCGGTCGAAGACTTCAAGGACGGTGCCAACCAGTTCGTGCTCTCGCAAGAGCTGATGTCCGACATCAAAGGTAAGGCAACCATCGTCGGCGAAGCCATGACCAACGCCATCAAGAAATTGATGCAGATGCTCATGGACACCGTTCAGGAAATCAACAGCAACTCGCCGGCCCTGCGTGAGAAGAACAAAGCGCTGCTCGAGCGTCTGGGTGCCGTCAAAGGCGAAGCCCAGGGTAAAGTGCCAGTAGGCGGTGCTGCACGCCTGTTGATCGGCAGCAACTTTGCCGGTGACAAGGCAGGCAACTACACCGACCTGCAAAAGTACGCCGACCGGTTCCTGGTCGACTACCCGAACTACTGGAATGGGGTTTCGACCAAACTGTTCCAGCTGTTCATGCAGGACAAGGAAGGCGGTAAAGTCAGCCTGGCTGACATTGCTGAGATCATCGGCCAAGGCTACCAGCCAGGCATGTTCGGTCTGACTCAGACCAACGATGTGCCAAACGCTGACCGTTACGACAACAACTTCGCCTCGCCAACCCTGCTGGGTAACCGCAAGGTGGTGGTGCACCTGTCCAAAGCAGGTGAGCGCCATGGTGTGTCGGCGTTGTCGGATGTGTTCAGCGTGGAACTGGCCTCGGTGGAAGCCTCCGGCCAACCGTCAGTAGATGTCATGCTGCCGGACACCCAGTCCCTGCGCCAGATCCTGACCGCACTGGACAAGCTGATCGCTCAGGTGCCTCGCTACGCCGAGGCCGGCAAGAAGATGGCTTCCAACCAGCAAACCACCAAGGTGCTCACGCACCGTCTGTTGATTGGTGCAGCAGGTGAACACGGTGCCTCGGCCCTGGCGGCGTCGATGACCAAACCAACCGGTGCCATGGTTGGTCACGTTGTCAACACCATCAAGGTGGCGCACAAGTTCGTTGAGCACTGCATCGCTCAACACGAAGGCGCTTCGAAGTAACCATTCGGGGGTGGGCAACCACCCCCATCTATTTCATCCGAGGTTGATATGATCGCGACGACACTCCAAGAGGCGTCTCAACATCTCGACACGGCCCGCCGCCTGACGTGCGCTCTGGATGCTTACAGCACGTTGTTGAAAGACGATGTGTCCCTCGACAGTCCACTGGGTCGTTCGATCTGTGTGAGTATCGAAAGCATCGACCCGAGCATCGACTTAAAAGAAGGCTCCTACATCACCTTGCGCATGATCAAAGAAGGGATCATTCGGACCGCCAAAGCGACCCGAGAACTTCTTCGCGTGCTATTCGAGATCGTGGGTAACCTGTACGTTAAGTTCACAGGCAGCACTGGCCGTGTGCGTGGACACCAGAAAGCGGTGTCCAAGCGACTGGGTCGATTGGGTAACCGGGTTTCGTACAAGCAGATGGAGATCTCCGGGATCAACCGCTTGTCGGTCAACGGGACCTTTGTGGGTGATGACCCACAAGTACTGGTGGGTATTTATGCCATCAGTGAGCACCTGCTCAAGCAACACCCCGCGATGGTCGTGCGGGTAGCCCGCGTGTGCGCACGCCGCTTCATTGATCTGGTGGAGCAGCACCCCACCGCCAGTCAAAACGAGGTGGCTAAGCTGGGCATGCAGATCTTCATGGAAACCATGGCCTCTGCGGCGCAGCCAGCGTTTGGTGAGCAGGAGGTGAAAGCCGGTGAGTTGGGTAACTCCTTCACAGGTGGACGCTATCTGCGCAGTGCCACGATGCCGGGCAACTGGGCCTTGGTGTACAGCAACACCAAAGAAACCCTCAATGCAGGCGCTATCAGTAAAGCAGACATGTATGCTAACGTCATCAAACAGGCGTTTCGTATCGAGTTTGTGGAACTGACCCTGAACACCGCTGACCGTGCAGCCCGTACGGTTGATGTTCCACCTATCCGTACACTGGCCAAATTGGTCGATGGGATCTCCAAGATCCTGGACGTGGCGGAGAAAGCTGAGCTGGGTCGTCGCGACTTCGGTTCAGTCAAGACGGTGGTCGACGATGCGATTCGTCAGGTGATGGATGTTCGCACTGAAGGTGGCAACGGTACCGCCAACAGCACGGTTATCCAAATGCTGGGTAGCATCTCTGAGGTGCTGGCAGCGCCAATGGATAGCTTTACTCATTGGATCGCGGTGACGCTCAACATCTACCTGAACTACATCGACCACTGCATCAAGCACTACGAAATGGAAGGTGTTTAATGCCCAAGTAATCTTGGGCATGCTTGCGTTGGGCACAGCAGGGTTTGGGGTACATCCCCAAACCCTAGTACTGAACATACGGTCCTCCCGCTTGGGAGGGCTTTATGCCGAGAATTACATCTGGACTGTATAAGATGCTGGGCATTCCAGCGGTCCCGCATTGGGACATAATCCACTACAACCCACATGGGAGCAGCCACAATGGCCGCAGCAGTGAATGTGCTTAAAGCACAACAGGTGTATCTGAAGCTCGTTGAGTGTGCGATGAACCAGACGTACACCAACTTCAATTACATCCATGGCCTGATCCATGGTGAAGAACATTTAGACTCCTCGGAAGAGGAGTTCAATCAAACGGTAGCGGTTATTAGCTACGTGGCGGCTATGTGTCGTAAGTTACATCAACCACGTTTGACCGTGTTGATTAACAGTTGCGCACATTCCGTTGGCGTGGGTCGAGGCTTCTACAAAGACCTGGGGGTCAAGATCGATTTGGCCGAGACACACTGGGGTGCTTTCTACTGCCTGATGCGCAGTGAATGCTATAATTACTTCGCTGACTTCTGTGCACACAACGAAGGGTTACAGCAGTACGTCTGGGATCGTATCATCGACGGACTCAGTCTTGAAACCGTCAACGGTGAGTTCATCAGCCAGGTGGTGCGTGAACAGACCGAACGCTTTGCCCAAGCCTCAACCAGCACCGAGCAGATTTCGATTTCTCGCTCGAACCCACTGGAGCTCGGCTTCGTCCATCGTGAGTTCTTCACCCGCATGCGTGACTGGCTCGACCAAGCCTGTCGCTACAACGACCTCGGTCGACTGGTATGGGATATGGGGTTCTTGACCAAGGCAGCCAAATACCTGCGCCGTGAATTCACCATCACCGTACCGCTGGGCACGGAGCTCAACCTCTACGCTTTGACTCTGGCCAAAGAGCTGAAAGAAGGTCAGGCGTATTGCGCAACGATGGATGAGGTCGAGATGCTCACCGTCAGCAATATGGCCAGTGGTGAACCCAGCATCCAACATACGCCCGTCGAGAACGGCACACTCGTAGTGTCGCTAATTGACGATACCCGTATCAAGGCAGGGTGCGCTACTGTAAGTGATACCCATATCAATGCCACTGCACATCCCGAGAAGTGCACGTTCAAGTCCGCAGGTGGCGAAGGTTACACCCACGTGACTCTGCGTGTGTCGTTCCGTTTGAGCTAACTGTACGGCCTGTCCTTCGGGACAGGCTTTATGCCGCCTACCACTTGACTCGAATAAATCTGAGAACTATATTGTCTTTGTGAATTAGGAACAATAAGGTTCCTGATTACTATCCCTTTTAAGGAATAACCTCATGTTGAAAGCCATCGCCCAAGCTATCGTTCTGCGCGCCATCAGTGTGATCATCGCTCTGTCTCTGGTCGCCGCTTACGCCAAATACAAAGAAGGTAAAGCCAAGGCCTTCAAGACTGCACGCCAAGCAGTGGTCGTCAACAACAAGGTCAAAGCCAAGACCAGTGTTGAGACCATGCAGGACCTGCTGGCACAACTGAACAACGATGTCACCATCCAACTGGCCATCGCCGCCGACGCTACCGTCGAGGAACGTCGTCAAATGAAAACCGCATTGGTGGCTCACTGGAGCGACTGTGGTGGTCAGATCGACAACGGCAGTGTCCGTGACATCTACCTCTCAGCGGTGCAAAACATCGCCAATACAGCTTTTGCTGAAAAAGCTTGATTGGAAAAAGTTTAAGAACTATATCGTCCTGGTGAATTGGGAGTCCTAAGCGACTCCCTGCACGTGTCTCTTGGAGAAAAAGAATGAGCGTAAGCAACGTAGTCAAAGGTGCAATTACTGGCGCTGCAATCGGCCTGGTAACCTTCGGTACAATCCAGCTGGCTAAAGCCACTGGGCGTGGTCTGGCTAACACCGCGGCGCTGGGCTTTGCAGTCAAAGCGGTGGAAGGTGAGTTTGATGAAATCATCAAGCTGTCCCGCGAACACAACGACGTGCTGCAATGGCCGTCGGCTGCACGGTTGGCGCTGAATACGATCTGGGAAACCGCCACGTCCCACCTACCACAAGACCGTAAGTTCGCTGCTTGCCGTACCGCGCTCTTTGCTCGGTTCCAAAAGCGCATCGATGCGATCAACCGTAAAGACCACACCGCGGAGTAACTGCCATGAGCCGTTTCGTCAAAAAGCTTAAAGTCGCTAAACAAGAAACCGCCGAGATCACCAAGATGGCGTTCTCCGGTATCGGCGAAGGCATGAAGGTGGCCATCGGCTTGGCCCCTGTGATTGTCGTCCTGGCCGTTATCTCTCGCCTCTGAAAAGGAATCCCGTCATGAAAGACAATGCCAAAGAAACAGCCCTGAAGATCGCCTACATCGCCGGCTTCACCATCGGCATCTCGGTTGTGGTTACCGTGGTAAACAAAACAGTCAACGCAGCTTTCAACGCACTTTGACCAATCCGCGTTACTCCCCTGTGTCATACACACCCAAACCCAAGCCTACTAAAACGGAAGACACCATCATGCAAAACAACGACCAAAACAACCCCAACGCCAACAACGAAGCTGGCAAGCCGATCGACAACGTGGCACCGCTGGCCAAAGCCATCCACGAAAGCGCACAGCTTTCACCTGAAGTTCAGCAGGGCATCGACAACATCGCACGCTCCTGTGGTCAGGCTGCGGCCGAAGCCCTGAACATCGCCACGAAACCAACCCTGTCCGACCGCGTCAAGCGTGTCGGCGGGTCGGTGGGTAAAGTCGTCAAGTACGGCGCCATCGCGGCAGTTGCTGGCGGCCTCGGTTACATCGCTTACCGTGCCCTCAAAAGCACCCCTGCTGCGCAAGTAGCGGCCGCTGCGGCCGATGCTGGTGCCGAGGCTGCTACCGCTGTAGCGGACGCTGCCGCTGATGCTGTCCAAGCGGCGTTTCGCTGATGCACCGGGGGTAGGCAACTACCCCCTTATCCCTACCCCACACCGAGCCCACGACATGAACATGACTCTGAAGAACCTGACCGCTGAAGAAAAGCAAGCCGCCGAACTCAACATCGCCTACGTTGAGTACCTGCTTGCACTGCGCAAGCGTAAGAAAGATGCTGAGTCCCGTTAATGGGGGTTGGTGTAGGGTAGTCTGGGCTTCGGCCCGGGCTATCCTTTTTCTTTTTGTCGACATAAAGCCACCCGAAGGTGGCCTTAGGTTATTCAGGTTTCTTACCACCCGGGCTAATACCCATCCGGCCAAAGAAGGTATCGCTCGTTTCCTGCACGACACCGATCTCGCCCTCACCGTCCACCAGCTCATGCTCACCCAGACGGTCTTCATCAAGCTGCGGTAGAATCGCCCGCGGCGTGCGCTCGGCAGTGGCCGATCCATCAGTTGCACGCAACGAGAACGGGTTTTCGTTCTTGAGGGTCTTGATGACCTCCACCATGGCGTGAGCCACTTCGGCCGACGAGGCGCTGGTAGAGGCATCGATGGCGTTGCGTTTGTTGCTGATCTCGGTACCGTCGTGGTCTTTGAGAGCCGCCAACATGATCTTGATGTCATCATTGTCCTTGGGGACATCGCCTGTACGCGTAAGCTTAGACCTGACGATCTTACGCCGCAGGCGCTGGGAGTACGCTAGCGCCTGTTCATACGTCAGGTCTTGTTCTTCTTCCTGTGGCAGTTCAGGCTGCTCTACACTATGCGAATCAAGTGGTTCAAACATGGTCTTTTGCCTCGAAGTAAAAGTCTACCAGCCTACCAGACTGTATATAACGGAATATTTTAAGCACCTATATCATCGTTATGCTAGACAGTACAATGCCCTCTGGAGCCCACCTAATGTTGTTAGGATCGTTGTTGCGACGCGTAGCGTCATGGCGTACAGCAAAACACAAACTGAACGTCATCGAGGAAATAGAACGGTTAAGGGAGCTTGAAATCAGCGACCCTGGGAAACCTTTGGCATTTGCAAAGTTCTGGCGTGACGTCGGTGCTGAGATCTTCACAGCGATTCCGGTTGCTGAGCAGATCTGTTACCCTATCGTGAGAAATCACGAAACCATAGAGGAGATGGCTAACCTCTTGGATAAAACGCTCCGGCTAATCGCTGAGGACGATTACGAGCACCTAGCCACTTACCTGTCGCGACGGCTTGAGACCAAGCATGAAAGTTCGCTTGCAGGCTATCTCACCGACAAAGACGGGTATCCGTTAGACAGTGTGGAGCAACACACGCACGTCTCTACCTTGCTGTTCAGTTTGGCTGCAACCTTAGACGGGATGGAGTCATACGAGTATCATCGCTTAGCAAATCACCTGTATGGTGAGTTACTGGCCGTGATCACACGCCTGCTGGAATACAAGCAACGGTAACACCCCCAAGGAAGGCGTAGTCTTCCCTAAACAACTCACCGTAGGTGTATACATGGACAATATCAAACAGTTGCTGACCAGCTCAGATAAGGGGCGCAGTCGGTCGCAAGGGATCTTGTGCTACATGTTTCGCAACACCTTGCTTTGGTGCAACCTAACGTACCATCGCTGGGTCAGAGCGACCAACTTCTACTTTGAGAAACCCCACAACCGGAAAAACCCCGACCGTGGCAATCTCAACAAGGCACTTGTGCAGGATGACTTAAGCTGGGCGTCATTCAAAAAGGGTTTGGATCTATTAAACCCCTGCAAGGCCGTCCTCACTATCGAACTGACCTGGAAAAGCGGTAAGAAATCCACGTACGCCGTTGAAATCGATCTCGTAGAAGACGAAGACGACGTGATCCTTGTGGCGCTGCCTGAACAGGAAGACACCGACTTACTCAAAAGCATGGCCGAGCGTCAGAAGAACAAACCCAAGAATACCTTGGCGCGGTTGTTCGGACGCATTCTAAGCGCGGAGTCAATTGACCACACGCGTTGGACTGCTCTGCTGGAAGAGTACGCCAAGAACCCGCTGAACGGCTTTACCGGCAGCAAGAAAGAAACAGCCGGCACGATCAGCAGTATTCAACGGCAGCTGTTTGAACCACGCCTGTCGTGGAACAACTTTCGTAAGGGGCTCACCATACTTGGGCCTATCCAGGAGGATTATATCCTTCGCTTGGAATGGGTACCGGAAGTGAAACGCATCGAGGACTTCACCGAGACGCATGTCACTATTCGCGATCCTTTCAGCACTGGACGTAACTATGCCAAATAAATGCAACGCTATCGACATTGGTGAAAAAGCCACTCTTGATATCCAGAACGTCCTGGGCTACTATGCCCCACAGCGTCGCACCACGGAAAGCGGGTTGGTGTTTATGACGTACTTTGGTCTTCGTCAGTACCATATCACAGGCGGCTTTGATGAGCGTCTGTTGGTGCTTGAAGACAGGGCGGTGATTCTGGAGACCAGTCGTGAGTGGAAATGGAAGCACGTGGGCGATCTACGTATCCGCCTGATGGCAGCACTGCTGCACAACATCCGGCTGAACCATTCGATAGTGTCGCATATCACACCTGATGATTGCCTCAAGTGGGCTCGGTCTACGCCGAAACTCAATGAGCAGGAACTGGTGTGGTTGGACATCGTGCGTTCCGTCATCGGCTGTAAATAACCATCGGCCCTCCCTTCGGGGAGGGCTTATGCCTGGAGCAGTTATGAAAGTAAGACCCCATCGTCGTTTGTTGGTAGAAGCCATGGCTGAAGTTCAAGAGATTGAACCGACGCGTACCGCGTTGCTTAAATGGGCCGATGCGTCATTCGGTGGTATGCAACCCCCTGACCTCAGTGGTCTTGTCATCGAGTTTTATACGTTCGATGAGCGCATCAATTGGAACACGCACATTGTGCATCTGCCTGGCTGGGGTGTCCTCGGTTTCACCGACGGTCCGCTGATGGCATAAACACAGACCTCTCCATTGGGGAGGTTTGCCATCCTATGAACCCCTTTTTCTTTTTGCTCGAAACGAGGCCGCTATGGTTGCCATTGCCAGTCCTGTCTTTAAATCAGGACCTCAAGACAATATCTCGATGGTCGATGCCTACAACAAGGCATCGTCTGAAGTCCGTAACGAGTTGACCAGCCACCTGTCCTCGTTTGGCGCACAGCTGACGGAGTCCTTTGGATTTGCCAGTCGTGCCATCTCCACACTCGGGATGCGCATCTCTAAAGGTGAACTCAATATCGAAGACGCCGCAGAACGCATCAGAGGGGCCCTTAAAGGCTCGCGCAGTGATTTGGCTAACCTATCTAGCGGTTTGCAGAACGCGATCTACAGCGGCCTTACAGGCGTCGTACCGGGCACTGATTTCGTCAAGGGTGCGGTGGATCTGTACGATCAGGTCCAGTTAGTGTCGGGCAACGGGAGTTACAGCATCCGGGGTGATCGCACCCAGGTGTCGTCGGTACTGGGATTTATCTCAGACCTCACGGGTAAGTCAGTGTTCCGGGCCCTGGACCTAGGTGCTGAAGCAGCGTTGATCGGTGGCTTAATCGGTACGGTGTCCAGCTGGGGTGTTCCTGCTTTGGTGGATAGCCTGATGGAAGGCAAGGACGATCAATTCAAACATTCTGTCTACAGCCGTAACGCTGCCAACCTGACTACTTCCAACATCACAATGCTCGAGTACTACGTTGATCAGGGTATGGCCAATGCCTTGACCAGTCAGACCCCGGATTTTGGCAGCAGTTACCTGAGTCGGTACACCATGCCGAGCGGCGCTACCCCCGATACCTACCCCGTGCTGCATAAGCAGTTGGTTAAGGTCATGGATGCCCTTGATCCACAATGGCTGTATACCGCCCGGGGCAGTAAGATAACCGTACAGAACGGTCAGAATGTCTCCACCCCGCAGATGGTTATCAACTTGGCCAGCCTTAACCGTGTGAGCAGTGAAGCCAAACAAGTACTGATGTCGGACGAAACAACACGCACCGCAGTGTTGGCGGCGGGTAATTTCCCAAGTCAAGACCTTATTCAAATTGCTAAAAACATGTACCCCTTGATTGCTATCTGACAGCATAGAACCCCTCCCGGTTAAGGGAGGGGCTTTATGCCGCTTACCACTTCATGTAAGCGGGGGTACGATGGGTCTCGATCTTGCTACGCTGCCAACCCAACGATTCAATCAATGGGTTAACATCCGGTTCGTTGGATTCAAGGCCAACACTTTGACGTCTGGCTTGTTGACGGGCAATGGCGTGCAGGTGTTCAGGACGCACATCCCGGTAGGTGTCGTCAAACTCTTCCAGGGCCACGGCATTGTGTTTGCACGCCCCCAAGATACCGCCTTCACCCACAAAGTCGTGGGTTACCACCTCACGGGTGTACTTCACACGTTCGATGAAGTCATCAACCGTGATGCACCGCACCGAGAAGTAGGTGTTCTGCGCCGGGTTCTTGAGCGACTCTTCGACGTATTTGCCATATGGGCCAAACGGTTTGAGCCAAGCGATGACCAGGGTGATTGGACGGCCGTGTTCATCGGTGCTGGGTACGAGTTCGTAATCGCGGATGTGGTGGCTCCAGCGATCAGGGTCGATCCGACGGGCGCGTTGTACGTACGCAGCATCAGACATACCTGGTGTTTGTTCAGGGTGTTTGTATTCGCCGTACAGCGCCCCTTTCTTGACTTGGCGCATCAACACCGAGCCTGGGGTGAACATGGCCAAGCCTGACTTGGCGTCGTACAGATAGCCGCCGCTGTTGTAGGCGTTATACGCCCCGACAGGCACAGGATAGTAACCTTGAGCATCGGGTTTAAGGATGCCTTGTTTTTGAGTACCTGCAAGCATGGTAGAACCAATGCGTACAGATTGACGCGGTGCCGATAACATAGAGACCTCAGGTTCTCAAGAGTTCCTCGATTCGCTCTACACGGTCACTGGGGTTGACTAACGCCGAAACGATACTGTCCGCGGTGTAAGCACCGATCAGCTTCGAAGTGGTGTCGGAGGTGTTCCAGATCACGTTGCGGAAAGGAATGCTCACGGGTGGATTGGTCTCGACGTCGCTGTGCTTTTCGTAGATGTGGCGGTAGAGTCGTGTCATGTCATTTCGGTCACGACAAATCGTGGAAATGATCAGGCTTAGGATTGCCCGGTTACCCAAGTAGATCCCTGCAAACTCTTCCGCGGTCTCGAACAGGTTGGCGATGTCGAAGTAATTGAAGTACCAAGGGATATTGCCCTTGGACACATGCTCGCTATAAACGTAGTAAGACAGGGTGTCGTTCTTTACCGGTTCAGTGCCGGCGATGAGCGTGTCGCCTGGCTCAAAGTGAAAATCAAAATACGTCACACCACCGATCACTACCTTCTCTGACGAAGAAGGAACGATGCGAAACATCGCGATGGTGCGTGAAACACCATAGCGGTTGCCCATGAGAATACCATAGAAACCGAGGATGTAGATTTCGGTTCCTATGTTGGCCAAGTGCACAGAAGCATAGCGTTCAGGCACGAGAATACGACAGGCAGTATCCACAAGGATACTGCCGTCCGTTTGCTCATGGAGGTGTTTCTTGATGAAGTCAGGGTCTCGGACCATCTGCATCAGAAAGTACCTCTGGTTGGGAACTGACAGCCTTACAGCTGCGGTTTGGCTTCTTCGGTGTCATCGGAGGTGGTGCCCTGTGGGGCGTCCTCGTCAGCACCTGGCAGGTTGGCTTCAGCATCGTCACCTGGGGTGCGGGCATCGTCAGTGGGCAGCTCGCTTGGGTCAGCGACATTGGTGGCGTTAGCCCCCGTGTCATTGCCGCCCGCGTCGGTGCTGGTACCGTCGGTGCCGTTACCGGTCAGTGGTGTGTCGCCTTCACCGGCTGCTGGGATGGGGTTACCGTTTTCATCAAACTCGGTACCCTCAGCGGCCGCTTCATTGACTTCGTTGACTTCAGGCTCTGGTTGAACTACGCCCAGGTCAGCGGCGATGTCAACGTTGTCACCGTCGATTTTGACATTGGCGCCACCGTCGTCTTCCTGCGAGACTGCATTCGGATCAACATCGGGGGTGTAGCCCACGGTAGTGATCTGACTGGTCAGCCAGGTGGCCACCATTTCGATCACCGCTTCGATGGCCAGCTCACGACCCGTCGCTTTGGGGTGAACCCGCGCGTAGCGGTCCATCGAACGCATGAAGCCGAAGTACAGCGGCTGATTGGGGTAGTACGCACGGCAAACCAAGTCGGTAAACAACTGGCAGGGTTTGTCGTACGCGTCATCCTCGATCACGCGCAGTTCTGCATCCAGACGCTCGCGGATCACACCGGCGTCCATCATCGGCAAGCCTTCAACCGCTGGCACCGTGTTGGAGAGGAACACATCGACCACGTCGCGGCGACGGGCGCGCAGTGCGTTGTCCAGGCAAGCCTGACGCAGCACGGGGTAGTAGTTGGTCCAGCGTGCTACCAGATCGCCGGCAATGGCGTTGACCTGGGGTACGGTGTGAACGGCGGGTTCGAAGACGGCCACACCAAGCAGTGCCTGGACATCGCCACCGGCGGCCAGCCAGTTGGTGTAAACATCACCGTTAACCAGCACTGACACCTGACCGGTGCGCATTGGGTCCTTGGCATCGGTGGCCAGCACCAGGCGCTGGGCTTTGATGTCTTGGGCGCGGGCCTTGTAGGCTTCGAACAGCTTGTGGCCGAGCAGGTGATGCAGGTTACCCAGTGCCAGCTCCCAGGCTTTAAGGTCGACAGACTCACCGATCGGGTCACGTGGGTTTTCGATCAGTGCGCCAGTCAGGCAATAAGCCAACAGCAGTTCGTCGATCATCACCGGCCAGTTGCGTGGATGCATCCAGGCGGCGGTGCTGTAGTCGAACAGGCGCGAGGTGCCGTAGAGTTTACCCCACACGGCGTTGATGCGTTCAGCACCCACCTTGAGCAGCCACTCCACCACATCCGGCGTGTCCAGGTGTGGGTTGCCTTCAGCGACCAGCGTCACGATCGCTTCGGCCGACAGTGGCTGAAGCATGAAGGTGCGGTATTCAGCCAGAGGTTGGGACGTCTCGTAGTTGCTCGAGATGTGGTTGACCAGCGCCGAGGAGCTGTGCACCGAATCGTAGCTGTAACGATCGACCGAAACGTTAGGCTGGGTAGCCTTGGCTTGCTTGCTGGTGAACTGGTTGACCAGCGCATCGACCGTTGGAACAATCACGTTGCGAGCGTTGAAGGTCATCGCCTGCACCGCACGGGTGATGCTGGCCACTTGGTCTTCGACCGCCGCTTGGTCGGCACCGACCATGACTTCGTTGGCGCGGGAGAACTGGTCTTCAGATTCCTGCGACACCCGCTCGCTGAACTTCAGACGGTTGGGACGGGCGGCGGATTGGTAGGCGTTGGCAACCTGGGTAACGGGGGCATTGAGAGACTTGAAGCCGACCAAACGGCCGGCCTCAGTCAGTGCCCGTGCCGTTGGCGATACGCTCTTTACAGAAGCGGCAATGGACATGGGGGGCTCCTTAGACGCCGAGTTTTTTCGAGATGCGGGCGGTCAGTGCTTCGCGGATGTCGTCATCCTGAAACAACTGGCCATTGAGGGTGGCTGACACTTCATCAGTGCCCAAGCAGTTCCGGATCACTTCAGTGCCCAGTTCCACCATCGACGCCAACGCTTGGGTGTTGTGCGCGTGGGCGATGTTAGGACTTACGTTTTGCTCTTGCATGGGTGGTTCCTCTATACACTGCGGCGACATGCTTGGACAGCGATGCCATGTTCATGTTGGTGGTGGCGATGAGTTTAGGCGACAGTACCATTCGCTCCTCAACCGAGGTGTTGGCAAACTTCAATCCCAAAGGACGTCCGTCTTCCAAGTAGTTCTCACCTTTGAAGACCCCCGAAATGATGGTCTTCATCTGGTTGGCTACCACACCCTTGTCACCGATGCCGGCAGCCACATCGTGGTCGATGTAGATACGGATGGCGAGGCTGTCTGGATCGATAGGTTCACCTTTGATGCGGAAGCTGAAATCCACTTCGCCCGTGAAGGGGGTTTCGCCCATGGCAAGTGCAAGCTCTTTCCGTTCTTTGTCGCCACGACGCGCCAGGCTTTGCAGCGATTCCGACATGTCTTCGAAATCACCGTGGTAGTAAACCTCGATTTTCGAGACGGTCCCCACCACGCCTGCCTTAGGCGACTTGGCTTCGATCCGGCGCAAGGTATCCAGCGCGGTGTCGCCAAAGATCGGGTTGTTTGCCAGCTCAGGGTCTTCGATTCTACATAGAATTGTTTCCAAGTCTACGTGGTCACCGACTTTCACAAGAGCATCGACGACCTGATCGAAACGCACCACGATGTTGCGTGGCTCACTGGCCTGGGTGTTGAACTGCTGAGCGACTTCCTCGGAAATCTCACAACCGTCTTCAAGCGTTGTGATCTTCTCCATGAACGCCACCGTGCACATGACGCCCATTTTCATGGAGACCTGTGTGGGGTTAAAGCGGTCAACTTGGAAGAACTTGCTGTTGTAGGAAAGGGTATCGCCAGCTTTGAACGCCATCCCTTCTTTAAGTGTTGTCGTCAGTGTGTGTGGGTAGGTGTGACCTGCGGCGACGCCATGGCGAAGACCCAGTGGTACGATCTCAACGGTACCGTCAGCGTAACGCACCTGAAGTGACCATTTGGTGATCTTTTCCACCACCCCATCTTGCGCAGCGGCGGTGGCGAAGTTCGCCGTGGTGCCTTGGCCAATGACCTGTTCCTCACCGGTACGCAGCGGCGGTACGGCGGCGCCATCACAGAAGATCGCTTGCTGCCACTGTACAGACACAAAACCGATGCGCTTCATGTCGTCGTGTTCAACACAAGGCGAGAGCAAGGCCGAGGAAGAGAGTAGCTTAGCAGGACCATCCCCTTCTTGCTTCGGTCGGGTCATGCCGCGCAGGTCGGTGATGTTAGCGTCTGGCGTCAGGTAGGCAATCACACCCACTTCACCGGAGTCCACAGTCGCTTCACCGGTAGTGCCTTCATCGTCTTTGTGGAAGACGCGGGTGCGCTCCACCATCGACACCGAAGAACGACCACCGTCACCACGGTAGGTGTAGCCTTCCTGTTCACGCTGGTTGGCCATTGGGTTGGATTCTTCGACGATGCCGACCGAAGGGTCCTGTACCAATTTCTGCCACACGGCGTAGGGATTCAGCTCCACCCCGATCTCACCGGCCGACGAGCGGTTGTTAAAGGACTTCACCGCACGGGATAGTTCGCCATACACCACACCCGAGAACCGTTCATAACCCCGGTACCGCATGAACTTAGGGTCGGTCTCTTTGGGGCAGTAGTCGGTCATCAACAGCTCAACTGCACGCACCAGCAACTTGGAGAACTCGGTGGGTTCACCCATTTGCAGGAGCAGCCCTTCTGTGATCGGATCGACCCAGGCAGTCTTGAGTGCATCGAGTTCACGCAGGTAGCGCACACCGAGCCCCGCTTCTTCAAGCAGGCGGTAGTAGACGTCTTTCTTGTCAAAGTCCCAGACCGAGAACTTCTTCAAGCTGCGGTGGTAACGGTTCAGGCCGTTGAGGATCATCATCGCACGAGTGTCGGTGGTGGACAGGACAATTACCTCGTCCTGGAACACCAGCGTGTATGCATCCTCGGGCAGCTGCAAACGCTCACCCCGTGGGTGGCGACTGTGCTCGATACCCAGTTCTTTGATGAGGTTGCTCAGGCCATAGTAGTACGCCAGGGTAAAGCCCACGGGTACTACTTTGTTCTGAACCGTCATCTCAGCGACTTCACCCGGGGCGCGGGTGGTGTCCAACTGGATAACGTCTGTCAAGCTGCCGATAGCATCCTGACCATCCGGTGTGTTGATGTACAGCACGTTGTTGGTGTCGATACAGATGGCTTGTGTGCCGACCACTGCCAGAACGACCTGACCTGCCAACTCGCAGGTTTTGACGTCGATACCGTGTTCAGCAAACCACGCTTCACGATTGGCGTAATCGAAGTAGAACTGGTAATCTCCCGCTTTGAAGGAGGTAACCTGTTTGGCCAGCATCGAGTAGGTGCGAGGCAGTTGCAGCTCTTCTTGGAACACGTTACCCAGCTTCAGCTCGGTGATGCTCGTGTCGTCTGCCTTAAGCGCTGTGGCTTTGATGGTGGTAAGCAACCACCGCTCATAGTCGTCTGTCTTACGCTTAGAGCGATCGACAAAGACCTTATTAAAGTAACTGGTCAGTGCCACACGGAAGTCATTGACTTTGCGGATTGGTAGCATCCCAATCCAAAATGGACCATATCTTCACCCGCCACTGCTGTGGGTAGGGTGCCTACCATTTCGGCTCTCCTTCACAGGAGAGGTGATTTTATTCACGACATTTGCATGTCCCTACTCTACTCGCTTTAATCACTTAAAGTGACCACCCGGTTTTACACGGATGTCATTAGTCGCTGCCGCGATGTAGCTTTCGATGGCCTCTGAGCACACCCCATGGCTGTCGCTTTAGGGGCTTCGCTGCGCCGGTTGTGCCTGTCAATGACGTTTTTACCATACCTGTCACTTCCATTACTGGGACAGGTGTTACACTGGGTTTCCCCGTGTAAGTGGTAGTCATTGCATACGGCAAGTTCCCGCAATTAGGTAGGTTTTCTAGTGAAGTATTTCTACCTCACGCGGACCATGTGGTTTACTAATGGTGATACTCTCATCAAAAACATGACCTTTGTAACGCAGTGCCATCTCAAGGGCTATCTCTATCCCGCTGTTGTCCATCTGCTGGTATACCAACTCCAACAGATAGTAACCACGTTCTTTGGCTAGCGCTCGTTTAGCTTCGTCGTTCTTGATGGTTTCTCGAAAATACAACTCACCGCCAAATAATGCGACCGGTTTAAAATGCTGATGTCCATGATGCTCGATGAGGATGTTGTACTCAGGGATGTAGAAATCAAAACGATACCGGTATGGCACCACCTTAAACTCTTGGATAAACCCTATCCCGTGCTTCTCTAGAAAAACACGTATCCGTGATTCACCTTTCGATTCTTTGCATCTGGCGCACCCGCCTCTGGAGGAGACATGTCCGTTTGGTGTTATCCAAAAGGGCCCATGCTTATCACAAACAAGCTCAACCTTTGTTTTACTGGTTACATAGACAACCCGACTATAGTCGTATTTATCGCCGTGAACCAATGTGGCCTGTTTAATGAATTCCTCTACACCGAGTCGATTGCCACTGTTGTGGCACTGTTTACAACCATGTCCATCTAGGTGTGACCTAGGTAACTGCTGATACGGACCGTGGCTTGGGCAGACTATCGTAACTGGTAATGACCTTTTGTCATAAACCACGAGAGAGTAATCGTATTTATCACCATGTCGCTGTTGCGATGCAGCAATAAACTTCTCACGTGTAGAACGTTTTCGTTCTCTAAAACACCGACTACACCCCACCTTCTTCCCATAATGCTCATATGGCGTCACGGTGAAACAACCATGGGTAGGGCAGATGATATTTACTGCGGTGTTTGTATCGACAAATTCAATTTGACTGTAGTCGTATTGATTTCCATGGGCCGCATTGGCCCGTTGGATAAAGTCTTCTTCGGTTACTCTAGAATTCCCGCAACGCGAACACCCAAAAGGCGATCGCAAAAAGTACTGCGCATTAATTTCAAAGTCACCATGCACCTTGCATGCGATGGTTACATTGTGGCGCCGCCCTCTGTAAACAGTATTCGTATAAATGAATTTTTCACCGAATTTGTTTCTAGCTAGTTCAATGAAATTTTCAGTGGTGAGTCTTGCAACCATTGTAAACCCCTCCACGGTTATTATACCATAGAGGTGCTTTTAATCCGCACGCTGCCATTTCATTCGGTACAGCACGCCGTTAGACATGAACCGACCGTCTTTGTCGACGACAGGTACACGGAAGCGGACGGTGGTTTGACGACCCCGGATTGGCTTGATGGTAACCGAATGGATTTCGTAGTGGTTCATGGCGTCACGCACCACTTCCACTTTGTAATCCTTAACGGCGACACCTTGTTTCTGAATCGCGATGACCGCGTTCAGGATGTCTTTGCGCATCAGGTTGGTAACGTAGGCCTTGGTGATGCCCTTGAGCTTTGCATTGAGCATGCTCTTGTCGATGATGGTCGACTTGTCCGGGTAACTCTGCTGCGCAGGCAGCTGGGTGTCTTCCGGGGCGATCTTCATCGCGTCTTCGATGGTCTTCCCGGTCCCGTAGGGATCAGGTAGCTCTTTAAAGCTCAGGGAGTCCTCGATAGCGCGATTCATGGAGCGCGCCGTGATGACCCCTGTCTGCGACATCTCAAACGCTTTAAGGGCGATGGGGGCGACGTTAGGGTCACCTAGGAGCTGGTCGGCAAAAGACGTCGGGGTGTCTTCCGGGTCTTCGTCGGTGATGTCATCGATGGTGGAACCGATCGGATCGAGAAGCTCATCGTCATCGTCGGTGGCCAGCGTTTCAATCTTACCCGCCTCAGGTGCTTGTGGGACTTCGAAAGTATCCACGTCCAGCCCAGAGAACAAGTCCAACCCATTATCCGCGGCATTGCCTGCTCCAGCCACTTCACTGCGGTCTTCGTCGTCTTCGTCCTCGGCCACGGTGGCTGAATCGTCAGTAACGGTCTTGGCAGTGATCTTGGTTTTGGCAACCGGCGTCTTCTCTTCCTCACCCAGGTTCAGGAACAGCCCTTCGCTGTCTTCGTCCAGTTCGGTGCCTTCCAGCTGGAACTGGTGCAGGCCGCGCAGCAAGCGAATGAACGCCATCTGAAGTTGACTGCCCTCGATCCCACCGGGGTTGAGGGTTTGCTCCTTGCCGTTCTCGTCTTTGACTTTCTCTTTACGCCAACTGTCAAGCAAGCCAAGGTTCAGAACAAAGAAGTGAGTACGCAGGCGGAACAGGAAGTTGATATGACCATAGGCGTCTTTGGGGATCACCGCCATCTTTGACCTGGCCCGGTCCGGGCCGAGCCACAGGTACAGATCATGCGCCGTCAGGTGCGAGGCTGTGGGGAACAAATCCAAGCTGGCCTGCGTAATGCCGCCAGTCAAGAGGTCCCACTTGGACTTGGCCGGAATCGAGTTAGGTACTTCGAACTCGATGTACTGGTTCCAGCGGAAACGAGCATGGGCTTCGACCACGTGTTTCCAGAAGGTGTCGGCGTTGTTGTTCCAGCGGTAGTACGTGGCCTTGTATGAGGCAATGTACTTGTACAGTGGGTTGAGCATGTTGAAGTTGACCACCAACATGCTTTTCTCGTTGATGGTCAGCGCCTCATCCTTGCGCAGCGGACGGAACGTGCGGTTGACCCGGCGAAAGTCTGCTTCAAGGGTATTGGGGTTAACCACAGTGCGCCTTGGATTACCCAGGCTGCCTTCAAGGTGTTTTACGTGTTCAATGAACAGGCGCCCACCTTCGGTGTTGAACAACCGGTCCTGTGGGGAAGGCCCCACGATCGCCCCGTTGTCGCGGTAGTACTGGTAGATCGAACTCAAAGGTAGATGGAGCTTGCCCATCGGTGCCATACGCGGTTTGAGCAGCTGTGCGCGCTGCCGTAACCCGTATTGCTGGTAAAACTTCGGCTGTTTATAGCGCATGTGCCACCCGTGGTTTTGGTTGCCCGGTGATGTACAGCAGGGTGAGGTTGACGGTATGGATATCGATACCAAAGCTCATCCCGCCACCTGCTTGGATATAAGCGCGGCGTTTGGTGAAATACTTCTTCGCCTCAGCCACAGCTTCATCAGAGTAGGTGGCGTTATAGCTCATGGTGTCGCCGTCAAAGTCAGCCCCTTTGGCTGTCAGTCGGGCCGGTGGAATACTGGTTGAATCATGGTACTGGGGCAGGGAATCACCCCCAAGGCGTGGGAACTCTTTGGCCACGATGGATTCGTCACGAACCCAGTTGCTGTCAAGGCCATAACGCAGCTCACCCGGCACTGTGGTCTTGACGTACTGCATCACAGGCGAGGAGCTGTTGAAGTTCTCAACCGGGTAGCGTGTCACGAATGCTGCGGTGTCCTCCCACATACTCAATCCGGCGAGGTAGATCATCTCGACATACGAGAGCGGTCGAACGAACGCACGGTTAAAGCCTTCGGGTAGTTCGTCGATATCCCGGAAGATCTTGAAGCAGCCTTTGTCGTCAACGTAAATCAAGGCCAGGTAATAACCCTCGATCTCAACCGGACGGTGGCGCTTGTTGATCACCGAAAGCTCATCCACCACTGCTTCCAGACCTTCCTCCGTGGACCAACGGTCCATGGTTTCGTTGGTCACTCCCACCCACTCCAACTGCAAGGTCTTTTTGTTGACCAGTTGGATATTGTTGGTATTGCTGGAGAAGATTTGATCCAGCAGGGAGTTACGCAGGTGGTACACCGTTTTAGGCAGTACCGCAGCAGCTGCTTGGTACAAGCCCACCACGGCGTCGTTGAACTTGGGTCGGTTCGGGGCATCCAAGTCCACTGCCGTGACGTCCAATGAGGAGATCACGTTCCGGGTGCCGTTAAACACCTTACGCGATGCCCACTTGGCCTGGATCATACCCCCCTTGCCTTTGATCAGTGTTTCGAGGTATTCGTAGATCGCCACCACCGTAAGTTGCATGGCATAGCGAGTACGGTCGTAGATCGACAGGTCATCCCCACGGTTAATACGTTCGGGGAAGTTGCGCCCTTGAATCAAGCAGCGTTGATACAGGTCATTGATCTCACCGACCGTCACACGGCCCGCGGCATCGACCTCTACGTCGCGCAAACCGGCTGGCAATACCAACAGATGGCTGAAGGTCGCTTTCGCTCTGTAACGCTCAATCAGCTCGATCTGGACGTTACGGGTGGTAGAGTCCCCTTTCTCAAACTGAAGGGACTGCCAATTGTCCATGAAGAAGCTGTAGCCGGTTTTACCGTCAACTTCGTTGGACCGTTCGAAAGTTCCTTTTACGGTGTTAAAGATGGCGTATTCCTTGCCTGCCATGATGTCCACGTAAAACGCTTTCATCTTAGACAGCACCCGGAAGATGATCGGGTGCAGCACAGGTAGGCGCAGATCGATGTGACCGAAGGTCATGTCCCGCATTGGGTCACCCACGCGCCCAAAGATGGACGTTGAGAACAAACCCTCATCATCGAAGCTACCGCCAGGACCATCCATGATACCCAGACTCTTGACCTGGGGCACGAGCCGAAGCATTTCCGGCGTGGGGATCAGGAGGCTGATGTTCAAGGGTAGCAATTTCTTTTTCACGCAGAACACCCCTCGGGCTGGACAACAATATGAATGATTACACGTACCGGAGACCTTAAATGGCCGGCAAGAAGAAACTAGGTGATCCAAAAACCAAAGCCCCCATGCTGCTCGGTGGCTTGGATCTGGACGACATCGACAGCCTGTTAGGTGATGGCAGCAACACCACCTCGTCCGGGAACCGCACACCAGGCGCCTCGATTCGCAAACTGACCACGTCGAGCAAGAACACCCTGCGTGACCGTGTCACGGCCAAGTCGGTCCTCGCTGCTTTTGCCCGCACGGCGCTGCCTGATGGCTACACCCGTTTGTTGGGTCTCTACGACGAAGCCCGTTTGGGTGTCCAATCCGTAGTCGACGGCGTTGAACAAACCGAATATGCCGCCCTTGAGAAGCTGACCGAACAGTTTCAGGACCACCTGCCTAAACTCAAAGGCAAGGTCTCTGATGCAGTCTATGAGCGGATCAAACAGAAGATCGAAGAGCGTAAGGACGATTATGCCCTGCGTCGCCAAATTGATCAGGCTCAAGGCGCCCGTAAACGCGGGGACTACGATGAAACCAGTGAAGGTGCCCAAGTTCAGCAGATGCTGGACAACATGGAACTGGATCAACTTCAAAACGAACAGGCCAAAGCCGCAAGTGATGAAGAACACAATAAATTAGAATACGATATCCAACGGGACAGCATCCAAGCCCGGTTGGACAAAACACGTTTCAATTTGTTGAACCGTCACCTGGGCATGATTGCCGATGCCAGTCAGCGCAGCACCGCCTATAACGACACCGTTACCTACCAGTTCCAGAAGAAAGCCTTGGAGCTGAACCTGCGCCAGTACTTGGTGCAGCGCAACCTGCTTAAAGTCGCCACTGACGGTCTTCAGTTGCAACGAGAGGCGTATACCGCCATCGTGCACAACACGTCACTTACAGAAGAACAGAAGACGACCGAAGCTGAAAAGGCCAAGTGGCACCTTAAGCAGCAGATCCGCAATCCGTTCCATCAGTTGCTCTCTAAGACCGCCGCCGATGCCGCTGCTAACTTCCTGCCGAACCTGTTTAACAACATCGGTTCGAAGACCGCGGGTACCGTGCGTGGAACCGCCCAAGCGGGCACGGGTCTGCTGGGTATGTTGGTTAGTCGGCTGGCGCAAAACCCTGAAGAAGCCGGCGGGCAGATGCTGGGTGAAGGGCTGGCGCATGCCTTGCACAGCTACGTCATTCCATACGCGGCCCGTAAAATCAGACCGGCCGCACAGGCGGTTTCTGATCGCCTGACTGACGGGGCTGATAGCCGTATCGCCTACAACCTTGACAACATGGCGTCGATCGCACAAGACTTCGCCAATGACCCCAGCCAGTCCACTGGCATGCGGGGTAAACTGCAAGGTTTGGTGCGTGCTTTTGCGCCACAGTTCCGTGTCGATGACCTGGTCAAAACCGGGACTTATCAAACCATTGATAAGGCAGCGTCGTTCAACCAGATGTCGCAGCGTTCGATCGTTGAGGTGATCCCAGGTTACCTCGCCCGGATTTTGCAAGAAACCCGGATGATTCGCACGGGTGATCACACGGTAGGGCGTGAGGTCTTCGACATCACACGCGGGCAGTTTGTCCAAGAACGCAAAGCCCAAGACAACCTGGCCAAGCGCATTGTTTCGGCTGGGGCTCGGCGTTCGGTGCGCTGGTCGTTGAACAATGCCACGGAACATTACGATGACGAAGGCGTCCTGTCACCTGAGGCTAAGCATGCGCTGGAAGAACGCCTGCTACGGGACGCCATGGAAGGGCGTCATTTCGATCCTGTGGCCTATACCAACGTCAACGGCTATGCCCCAGGTACCGACCCTGCGGTGTTGAACGAACTTGAGCAGTTCTTCAAAGCCAAGTTCAAATTCGATGCCAATGGTAAACTGACCAAGGATGCGGGTAACTACCGCAAACGTCAAGAGTACTCTCAGCGCTTTAACGAGCTGCGTGACACCGTACGCAGTCCAATCGCTGAAATCGAGCGACTGCTACGTTCGGGTAACCACACCGCGTTGCGTGATCTGGGCATCATCAAGACCGTTGAAGGTGAAGACCGGATCGACTTTGGTGTGCTTCGCGACATGTACCGCGACTTGGGTGATCCGAATGGAGGACCCGGTACGCCGCCCCCTGCACCACCGGGTCCAACCGACCCTATCTTCAAGAACCTACGCCGCAAGTTACGTGAAGCCAAAGCGTCTGCCCGCAAACGAGGTCAGCGTGTACGTCAACGGGCAGGTGGTCTGTCTGATGCGGTGATGGATAACCTGAACGAGGTGCTGCCTGAAAGCATGGCTAAGCTCGACCAGGTTGGGGAGCACGCACGCAATGCCCTGAATAAAGGCAAGGACCGGTTGGATGGTGCCGTCGATAGCCTGGAGGAGTTGCTGCCAGACGCTAAACCTGATCTCGGGGAACTGCGTTCACGGCTGGCTGAAGCCTTGTCGGGCTTTGACGATGACCTGATGGACACCGCTGACATCCGGGCCATGGTGGCTAACAACCATTTCAAAGCCAAGGACAAAGCACGTGCCCTCAAAGAGCAGGCATCCGATCTGATCGTAGCCGGGCAGTCTAACGTGGCGGTTAAAGCCGAAGAGCTGCTCAATGGTGACCTGATCGACGACACAACCAAGAAAGTCATCAAGCAGCTTCAAGACATTAAAGGTGAGGTCATCGACCGTACTGGCAAAGTCCGCTTGACTGCCGCGGAGGTGGCGAACGGTATTGTTACCACAGCCGATGGTCGTGTTCATGACCTGCTCAAACACCTACCGTCTAACGTACCGGCCAACGTACTGGCAATGCTCAACAAACACCGCCTGAGCATCGGCAACTTGATCCGTAAAGAAGACGGTATCATGAGCCGTGTGAAAGACCTGTACTTGGAAGGGGCTAACGACCCTATCATCAAGGCGACCGCCCTGCGCGCAGGTGAGTACATCGACGTAGCGACCCAAAAGGTGCTGGAGACGGTCGATGACATCACAGGTGCAGTGGTACACCGAGCGCGACCCCAGGAAGTGCTGTTCACCGCCGAAGAAGCGGCGCATCGTCTGGTCGACAACGTGGGTAACCGCTTTAAGTCGTCCAAGCTGTTGAGTCGTCTGGCGTACCTGACGGGTAAACCGCTGAATGTGCTCGGTGGGGCGGCGAAGATAGCGTTGGCTTTGGGTCGCAAGACTGCCATGTTCTTCGGTAAGCGCCTGAACATGCTCGATGCGTACCTGCCGTTGGGTGAGGGGCGTGGTCAGCCGGTACTGCTGGCCAGCAAACTCAAACGCGGTGAGTACTACAACGCCGACGGTCGCGTGCTGACGTCTTTTGACGATGTACGTGATGGGGTATACGGTCCAGACGGTAACCTGCTGGTCAGCGAAGAGGATGTCGCTAACCTGGTCAACCGCGACGGTACCAAACACACAGCCGCTAAACAACGCAGCTGGTTGCGGCGAGCGCTTAAGAAAACGGTGACGGCGCCTTTGACAGTAGGTAAGTGGGCTGCCCGCAAATGGTGGGGTGGTACCAAAGCTTACTATAAAGGCATGGGTAAGATGGCCGCCAACAAGCTTGGGCTCACTACCGCTAAAGCCGATAAGTACAACCAACAGTGGTTAACGCCAACCGACGGTATCTTGGGTCAGATCCTGGGTGTATTGGACAAGCGCTTGCCTAAGGAGGAGGCACGCGAAGGCAGCTGGCAGCAAAAGCTTGAAGAAGCCAAAGCAGCAGCGGCCGCTAAGAAAGCCGGTAAAGCTCAAGAGAAGCGCGATAAGAAAATGGCCGGGGGTGGTATCCTGGCGGGCCTTAAGAACTTGTTCGGCAAGAAAAAGGACAAGGACGAGGAGGAAGACAGCGGGCCTAACATCGACATCAACTACGAAGGGGGTGGCGATAAGGAGGGTGGTAAGAAACGCAAAAAGGCCCGTAAGAAACCACCAGGGCGACTACGTCGCGGCTGGGACAAGCTGGCCAAGTCGCGTGTGGGTAAAGCGATCGGTCGAAACGGAGGCAGTGCATTACTGCGCGGTGCGGGTAGTGTAGCCAGTGGTTTGGGTACCGCTGCCCGTGTGGGTGCCAGTGCATTGCTTGGGGGCGTAAGCCTTGGTGGTATCGGCACTGGGTTGTCCGCCCTGGGCGGTGTAGCGGCGACGGCCGGTTCGGCTATCTTGGGCGTACTGGCCTCACCTGTAGTACTGGGTGCTTTGGCTGTGGGTGCAGCCGGCGCTGGAGGCTACTGGCTCTGGAACCGCTCCAAGCGCACCTCGGGTGAGTTCCGGGATTTGCGGATGCAGCAATACGGCATCAGCTCAACCTCCGACAAGCTCAAGGTGTTGGAACTTGAGGCCTACCTTGAACCGTACACGTCTAAAACCAACGACCCACAACTTAACATCAAGGGCACTGATCCGAAGCGCATCTTCGAGATCATGGACATTGACCCCAACGACCCTGAAGCCATTGTTCGGATGGCCACGTGGTTAGACACGCGCTTTAAGCCTGTTTATTGTGCGTGGATGCGGGCGATGTTCAACCTCACCCCACACGGAACGCTGATCAACGAGCTGGAAGATAAACTGCCAGACGCTGCCAAGTACGACTTCTTCACGTATGTGAAGGCTGTGCCTGAACAGGTCTACAAACAGAATGTCAATCCGTTCGATGAAGAGCCTTTGGAGGTAGAACCTGCGGCGATCAGTGCGGCAATGGCGAAGCTGATCGACACCTACCGCGATAAAGCCAAGCGCAAAGAAGACCCTACTAAAACGGCCGACACCCTTAAAGAAGGTGGCGTACCGGTTAAGCCTAATGTCGACAAACCACTGACGACTGAAGGTAAGCCTGTAAACAAACCTGAAGCGGATGATGGTCTGTGGTCTAAGATCAAGGCCGGGGTGTCATCGTTCCTACCCGGTGCAGCCATGGCTGGGTCCACAGGAGCGTTGATTGCCAAGGCCCGTGAAGGTTGGGCAGGCAATGCCTTCAAGCAGTTGGCCGGCGGTGCTAAGCTGGCGGCAACACCTGCGCTACTGGGTGGTTTGACGTTGGTCAGTGCAGTGTCGGCTGTGGCCAGTGCGTTCCGGGGCGACAAGCTGACAGCACTGCAAGCGATTCGGGTGCGGGCGTACGGCAAAATGTCGTTGGATGCCAAGACCGCCGGTCAGTTGTTTGATCTGGAGGAGTTGGTTTACCTCGGCACCAAATACACCTCGCGCGGTCAAGCCTACTTTGAAGGTGACCTCGACCAGCTGATCGGGGACGGTGGAAAACTGTTTGGGGTGGATGTCACAGACGCTACTTCGCGCAAAGCACAGGAGTTCACCGGTTGGGTGTTGCAACGCTTTGTTCCTGTGGCACTGGCGTACTTTGCCAGTATCCGCAGTACCGGTCAGGGGATCACCCCTAGCCGGGTCGAATCAGCGTTTGATGACGCTGCTAAGCTGCGCATCGCCAACGCCTTGATGTCGGCTAACTTTGAGGTTAACGGCGACAAGGTGGGTATTTGGAAAGCCCCAACCTTCTTTAACAACGGGACAGCTGACCTTGGGGCCCTGCGTGCTCAAGCAGAGGTTGAACTGCGTACGTTGAAAGACAACGCAGAGAAAGCCAAGCTTGCCTCCCCGGGTACCACAGTCAAAGACCAAGAGAACCAAGAGAAGGCCCAGCAAAAGACAACCGCTGAAAAGATCCTAGAGGGAGCTAAGAACTTCGGTTCGTCTCTTAAGGACTCGATTCAGAACTTCACCAGTGGCGTCTCTGCACAGGTGGGGGGCGCCGTCAACAAAGTCAAAGACTTCTTTGGCATGGGGGACGACAAGTCTAAGCCAGGTCCCAAACCTGCGAACTCAGCGTACAGTACTGCATACACCCCAGGTGGTGCCATTGAGCCGAAGGGTAGTAGCTACTCAACCTTTGCTGAAGGTAACGGTGGCGTGTGGACACAGATCCCACTGCCTAAAGCCAAAACACGCGAAGGTGCAATGCCAACGCTGTTGGCCGTTCAAGCCATGACCGGTGCCGATGCTGAGATCCTTGCGACGTTCGCGTCGATGGAATCGAACTTCGACTACGCGGTTAAGGCCAAGACATCTTCAGCCACAGGGTGGTTCCAGTTCATCAACTCAACGTGGGATGCCATGCTGGCAAACCACGGGTCTAAGTACGGCATTCCGCCGGACAACGCTGATCGCTATCTGCGTAAAGACCCACGGATCAACGCCCTGATGGGGGCGGAGTTCATCAAGTACAACTACAAGTCCTTGGCCAAGCGCCTGGGACGTGCACCGACTGACACCGACCTGTACTTCGCTCACTTCTTGGGCGACGTAACCGCTGCTGGGTTCTTGAAGCGTGACCGCAACGCGATCGCTGCAAGCTTGTACCCATCCCAGGCTGCGGCTAACCGGAGCATCTTCTACAAAGAAACCGGACAGGCGCGAACCATCGGTGAGGTGTACCAAATCTTCGACAACAAGGTTCGCAAACACCGCAAGGGTGGTAGCGGTACCAGCACGACAAAAGCGCCTCTGGACGGCGGTGCAGGTCAACAGGCCATCGACCAGAAAGCACAGCAGGCCGCCATGTCCGCAGACATGAAGCCTACTGACCAAGGCGTTAACGGCACGGTGGGCGTCAACCCACAGTCGACCAATCCTAACGACACACTCGCCATGGCAGCTGATAAAGCCGCGGCACCGATGCGCATGGGTGATGCGACGACACCTTCGGGTACGGCGCCAACCACAGCGTCTTCGGACACAGGCACCGCCAGTGCACCGTCCACGGCATCGGACAACAGTTCGGTGGTTGGGTCAGGTCAAAACCTGCCTGAACGTAAGGCTGCACTGAACGAGGCGTTGGTTAAGGCACAGCAGGCCGATAGGGCTGCCAGTGAAGCTAACCAACAGCGCCAGCAATTGGCGCAAACTTCGCAACAGGTGTTCCAAGACCAACTGGAGACCCAGAAAGAGATGCGCGATTTGCTTAAAACCATCGCGCAGAAGATCGGCACGCCGGTCGCCTCGGCACCTTTACCTAAGCCGGTCGAAGAACCGAAAGGTAATGATATGGGTAATCAACAACCGCGAGCAGAGCGTCGGCCAGGTAATGCACCGACACCTATCTCGTTCTCTCGCAGCTAAACCATGCCCTCCTCCAACCGGGGGAGGGTTATTTTTTTGTCCAGAGGTTTGCTATGGCCGCAATCGATCGTGGTGGCATCTGGCTACGCCACGCGTTTCTTCTTCCTACTGACGACAGTGCTAAGTCTTACGGCAGTAAGACGAAGCGACGCAATGCCACCTCAGCGGCATTTAAGTTCACCAACACCTCGTTAGGTGGCAACTACGCCATCAACAACCCACCACAGTTCACGCGCTTTTGTGACATCCGTCACCCAGGCCGGGGACGCAGTAAGGCGCAAGCCAAATACGGGATGGGTCGCTATTACTCTGAAGCGATCGACGATACCCGTGATGAAATCCATGTCACAGTTGGTGTACCCCGGTTCTCCAGCTGGACCAGCTTTTTTGCCAACTTCTACGACCGACATGCATCGCTCTTGGCCAACACCGGTCGTACCACCGATGCCTGGTTCAACCTAGGCAACATCGGCGGGCACCTGGTAACCTTGCCGTTCCAGCCGATCATCATCGGTGTGACGGGCGTAAGCCGGGTAATGAACTTCCTTTCGAAGTCACAACCCTCGAAGTGGTACTACTTTAAACCTTCGATGCATGCGTACTGGTCGGCGGTGAACACCATTGCCAACGAGTTCGCGATCGGTCTTGGGATCATCCCCCGTGTGTTCAGCGGCGGGCAAGAAGACCTGGAAGACCCTGGCAACAAAGTCACTGCCGCAGACCGTGAACGGTTTCACCGGATGTTCCCGGACCTGTTCCGTCGTGACGGCAGTATTGACGTTATGGCACTGGCGCTGCGCACCCAGCGCATGTCCAATGCCTCACAGGACTCGTTCAACAAACTCAACGCGGCGGCGACCAGTATCGACGCCATGCGGGCAGAGGTGGAGAAATACGCACAAACCACCCCGACGGACCCGCACCCCGCTATTGACTCCCGGCAGTACTTCCTGGATTACATTGCCAAGGACAAACCGCCCTCAGCGGCTGACCTTACGGCCAATGAATCGTTCAGCTCGTGGTCGGAGCTGTCGAACGTCTATAGCTTTATCCGTGCCGCGCAGTACGACGGCAGTCAGTTTGTCACCTTCAGGGTTAACCATACCGGTACCGTCTCGGAGTCGTTTAGCAGCACCACCGAACAGGTGGGGGTGGCTTCCCAGTTGAACACCAAGATCAAAGAAGGGCGCTCTGCCAGCTTTGACTTCATGGGGGGCAACATAACCGATGTAGTGGGTTCGGTGTTCCAGGGCCTGAAGTCGGTGGCCGCTGGTGTGTTGAACTCGGTGAATGCGTCCGGTGTGGCGGTATTGACCGGGGCCGCGTTCGTGGACGTGCCGGAGATGTGGTCGGGCTCGACAGCCAACCTCCCTACGGCCGAATACACCATCCCACTGCCGTGTGCGTACGGCAACGTGATGTCGCGCTTTATCAACATGTACATCCCACTGGCAATGATCTTGCCGTTGGGACTGCCGCTGTCGGCAGGGCGTTCTGCGTACACCTCGCCGTTCATTTGCCAAATCTTCCAAAAAGGACGGGTGCAAAAGCAACTGGCGATTGTGGACAACATCACCATTACCCGTGGTACCGGTAATGTGGGGTGGAACGCTGAGAAGCACATGCTCGGGTGTGAGGTTAGCATCAGCTTCAAAGACCTCTCCAACGTCATGCATATCCCGATCAAAGGTGGCTTTGCTGACGGTTCATGGTTAGACACCGCTGTTAAAGGAACGGCTGTGCTGGCGGGTGAAACCTTTGGCGGTGACGCTGGGGAAGCACTGGCGCACATGGCCACCAACGGTGCGGTCTGGGATGAACAGAGCCTGTTCCAAGATTATGTTTCAACTTTGACGTCGCAGTCGTTTGCAGACACGTATTACGTGGGCAATAGGTTGAACCTGAATGTGACGCGCGCTATGCAAGACTTCACCAACTGGCGTAGCCCGTCCAACTTCCTGTCGTGGGCACTCGATGGGACGACAGCACGGACGCTATCTGCATTTGCACAAACCACTGATCGTTTATAACGAGGAGCATCATCGTGAAACAAGCCCTGTTGAAATTCTTCCTGCGACAAACCCTGAGTCTGGTGCTGGCTGACCGCCGTGCATCGGCATTGGCCATTGGCCGTGCTGAGGCAAGCTTCCTGGCCGGTGACAAACCCTTCACCCGTCGTGGTCATGTGTACCGTTTCGTCAAAGAACACGCACCCACTGGCACCCCCAAGTGTTTGGTCGATGTCGGCACTGAAGCGGCGCAAGCGCTGGATGAGCTGTCGCGCAGCAAATAAGCACCTGCTAGGTGAAAGGTATGGGGCAACCTGTACCTTTCACCTTTATGCCTCTTTAAGGATAACCCATGAGTGAACTCATTGAATGGCTGGACCAACATGGACCGGCAATGGCACAGCCCAGTAAGCTATCGTGGACACGGGGCCCACTAGATCCCGACAGTGGTGTGGCCGCGGTCTATGTGGTCGAAGGTATGGACTACAGCACCAACCCGGCGCTACCTGAACCCATGAAGAACGAGCTGATGCTCGTATTTCAAAATGGGGTTGTACCGGAGCATGGCCTCAATGGGGTAACCCCAGAGCTGTTGTTGGAAATTCTCATCGACCGCTTCGAGGGTTACCAGGCGGGTCCTTTTGCCTGTGAAGAAAATGACGCAGCGCTTACTGGTATGCGTGATGCACTCGAAGCGATTCGTCGCCGACGTGCGGAACGGCAACAACGCGGCGTGTTGAACACACTGCAAAAGTGATGGTTTGCGATTCGAAAGAATCTTAGGCCTATATCACTGACTTGGTAATCGGTGATTATCTAACCATGCGGCTGTTCAAAGGAACCCCAACCTTTATCCCGCACAGACAAAGCTGGCTGATCGACTCCAGAATCAAGGCCTAGAATCGATCTCCTGCGAACAGCTTAGTGTTTAGGTGATCTACCGATGTCCACCCAGGAGTGCTTATGCTCAATGACCTGACCCTGTCCAATGAACGACGGTTTCGCTGGTTGGATTGTTACGATCCTGCCAAAGCGATGACGGCCCTGCAAGAAGTTTTCGACGTCTCACCATGGGCCTGGGGTGGTGAATCTACCCTCCGTGATTCGTGGTACACAAACCGTCATATGCACAACTGGTTTAACAACGAACACGTTCCAATGGTCAGCGAAGAGTTGACCCCTACTAACAAACGAAACGACCCTGGAGTTACTCCCATGACCGAAGTTAAAAACCCACTGGCCAAATCGATTGCCTACGCAGAGCGCCATGCACTGCGTGAAAAGATCACCCGCGCTGAAAACAACACCATCCAGTCGGCTGACGATCTGTTCGAAGTCACCGCGGCGATGGACGCCGGCCTGACCATGGACCAAGTCAAGAAACTGGACAAGGCCCGTGGTGAGTTACTGCCAGCAGCGCTGATGATCGGCGGTGAGCTGGCTGAAGAAGCATTCCGTGCCGATCCGAATCTTTCGGAGACAGGCATGAGCTTCAACATGGGTAGCCACCAGAAGTTCTCGGCCATCTTCCACCGCGACGGCCCAAGCCACGTGACTGCTGTGGTTGAAACCACACACCGCTCGGCTGAATACGACCGTGTGCACAAACACCTGAACGGCCTGTTCGAGAGCATCAACAACTGATCTCGACGGCAGAAAAAGGAGCCTACGGGCTCCTTTACTTATTTCTTTTTCACCCCAATACCAAGAGAGAAACACATGTCCGAAGCTAAAATGGGTCACCTGGTCGCCATCGAAGGCAACAACGGCGTGGGCAAGTCCACCCAAGTTCAACTGGTGGCAGAGCTGCTGCGCGAAGCGGGCCACGAAGTGGTTGTTGTGGCCGAGCCCGGTGGTTCGGCACTGGGTACTGCCCTGCGCAAGATCCTCAAAGACCAGCGTGAAATCCAGCTCAACTACACGACTGAGCTGCTGCTGTTCGGCGCCCAGCGTGACGACATGTACCGCACGGTGATTCGTCCGGCGCTGGATGCGGGCAAAGTGGTGCTGGCTGACCGCAGCTACTTCTCCACCTACGCCCACCAAGTTCACCCCTTCCAGGGCGAGAACCCAACCATCCTGCAACTGTTCAACATCCAGACCAGCGTCAACATCGCTCACCTTGGCAACACGCCGCCGATCGTGATCAACCTGGACATGCCAGAAGCCGAGCGTCAAGCCCGCCTGGCAACGATCGAAAAACGCGAAGAAGACGCGTTCGAAGATCGCGATGCAGCGTACCAAGCCCTGGTGGCAGAAGGTTACGCACTGCTGGTCAACCAGCCGGGTGTCACCACCTTCGACGCACAGTTGGACAAAGACGAGCTGGCAGCATTGATCTTCGACCAGGTGCAGGTCAGCATCAACCAGCGTATTACCGAAGCGGCCATCCTGCGTGAGCAAGCGGCCGAGCGCAAGCGTCTGCACGACGAAGCCCTGGCCCGCGGTGAAGACCCAGAAGCACAAGCGGCGGCGCAAGCGGCTGAAGCAGCCAAGGCCAATCAGCCAGAAACCCTGTCGTTCGAAGAGATCGAAACCGAGCTCAACAACTCGATCGATTACCACAGCGAACAGCTGATGCAGATCTACAAGGAAGACTTCACTCCCCACCAGGCTGAGTGGGAAAAGCACAAGGACAACCTGCGCAAGTGGGTGGCGATGCATGTGGCCGAACAGCGCGCCAGCGGCAAAGAGATGGATGCGATGACCAGCCACCGTATGGTAAACATGATCACTGGTAACATCGGCCAGATGCTCGGTGCCTTCATGACCTTGGCCAACATCAGCGACATGGTCAAAGCAGCACCAGCGGCGCCCGCTGTTGATCTGTACGAAGGCGAATCCAACACAACCCTCGAAGAAACGCAAGTCAAGGCGCGTGGTGCCGACGTGAACATCGGTGCCGTTGACGAAGCGTCCTACCGGGGTGATTCGGCTGAGTCCAGCTTCCCTGAAGCCGGTGCTCCAGCGGCGAGCGAAAGTAACCAGGCGTAAAGCCAAACAGAAGTAAGATCTATATCACCATGCTGGTATGTTGTACAACGTTGATGCGTCAATCAACATGGTGGTATCCCCAACTAGGAGCAATAGAAGAATGAAATGGCTTTCTGCCGTAGTGCTAACTGTATTGGTTGCAATGGCTGGACCGGTCATGGCGTGCAGTCTGGTAGACTCAGGGCTACCCGACGATGTTCGTAAAGAGCTCGAACTCAAATGCCTGCAAGCCAGAAAAGCGGTCGCCGAAAAAACAGGTAACGCCGCCATGGATTCTCAGGTGTCTCAAATTTCCAATTATGCCGGCATTGCCACCGAAGTGGCCAAAGCAGTCGGCTTGGCGGCTAAGGAACTGGGTATCGCCGCCAATGAGTTCATCCTGACACCCGCCGGCATCATCACCATGCTGTTTGTGGTGTTCAAGGTATTTGGCAAGCTGTTCGCTATGATTGCTATAGCCATTGCAATCAATCTGATCATCTGGCGTCTGGTAAAAAGGATCTGGTACTACGAATCCGGCGAAACCATGGAAGTGGTCGGTTGGTTTGGTTGGGGGAAGAAAACCATCCCTGTCATAAAACGCACCACCTACCAAGCGGCCACCGACGGACAAGTGATTTTGACGCTTTTCCTTGGCATCATCGCTTTGGGTTCACTGATCATGATTCCTGTATCCAGCTAAGTTCTACTTGGCTAGACTATGTATGTAGAAAAGCCTGTACTGTGGTCCCCAACCTTTTAGGTCGTAGGCGAAAACGTGCACAATGCAGGCTATTCACATCCCGCTCTTCGGAGCGGGTCTTTATGCTGTCTCACACTATCCCTTTAAGGAATATCTCATGTCTTCGATCACTGTAACTAATCTGCGTCCTGACCTGTTCTTAATGCCCGGCACTAAAGCCGATGGCTCGGACAGTAAGGTACAACCGCGCCGGCGCATCTATGACGCTGAAACCGTACGACTGGCGATCATTGCCGCGATGCAACCAAACGGCATGTTCTCGGCCTACCATGTGCGCGGTTATGCCACCGAATGGACGGTGGGTTGGATGAGTCGTGTATCGGCTAAAGAGAGCAGCAAGGTTCATGAGGTGTGGATCAACGCGGTAGAAGTCGTTACCAACACCAACGTGGCTGGCCCCTATGTACGGGTAGCTGCACGCACCACCAAGACCACCGCAGACCAAGTCTTCTTGGAACGCGCTGCGGCTAATCCAACCTCCCCCTTTATCCTTGCCACCGGCGATGGGTGGGTGGCGATACCGCCGTTGGACAGCGATGCTCCGTTCGAGCCTCGGATGCGCCCTATCCAGCGCACCCTGTACGCAGACACCATCGAAGTGACGGTGCCGTTCCCAGGGCATGAAGGTCAGGAACTCACCGAAGAAAACTCGTTCAAACTGCTGGTGCCCGCGCAGGGCGATGCACGCTTTGCTGAAGTCATTGACATCGCCGAGCTCAAGCGCCGCGGCGACCTACTGTAAGGATACTCATGGAAATCCCATTCCTGAAATATTTCGACAATCCGGCTTACTACAAGAAGCCACTGCCAGTCGAACTGGCCGCGTCTCGCCAGTGGCAGTTGGTATACGGTGAATTCCGTGCACCGAAATACATGGCCGTGATGCGTCACTACATGGCGAACTTCGACTGGGCTAACGTCAAGGAATCGGACGTTGCGCTGGCGATTAAGCTACTGATGGTATGGATGTCCATGTCATCTAACCGTCTGCGCGAATGGCCGACGATGCATGAAGCATTGAAGACGTTCTCCAACAGGCTGGTTAATGAATACCACGATCTCGTCTTCCGTTACATGCCCAATACGAAGATCTCGTGGATCGACGATGACATCGAGTGGTTCGTAAACATCGAAGAACCATATGAGGCTTTACAACGCTGAGGTAGTTATGGTTCGTACGTTCGATCTGTCCAAGTTACGCCAACAACAAACCCCGGAGCAGCTTGCCGGCAACCGTGAACGTTCACTGCAATTCGTAGAACGGTTCCAAAAGGCGCAACGGGCGTTGGAAGAACGGTGTGCTGAGTTAGGCATCCCCGTTCCGGTTTTGGTCTGCTAAGTTTTACTGAGCAGGTCATGGTATACGGGAAGAACTGCACCCCATCGTAGTTCAACCTGTGTCTTGATTGCCAAGTGTCCCTAACCTGGACGCATAATGCCACGCTTGGTAATCTCGGAGCCGTTGGGACTTGTGACCAAGGGCATAAACCGTAGGGCGTCGAAACAGTTGGTCTGTCAACTGTCAGATACCCGGGAGGCGACGCGTCAAACCTGAAAAAGAGGATATTGCGGCTAGGACAGATACCTACACGCAACGCTGTCCTCGTGACGAGCCTGAAGCGCATGAAGGCAATCGGACCACTTGAGTTTGTCTTAGGTGGTTATCTAGCGGAAAGCATAGCCCGCCCTTCGGGGCGGGTTTATGCCTTGTTTTTGTATTTTCGAATATTGCAGTAAATAAATACTGCGGGTGTAATGGTATACAGAAATACAACGATTTCAGTCCCTGTAGTTCAATGGTTAGAGCATGCACACGTCCTTAGGCTAGCTGGTCTTTCGTGTGTTGGTCGGTGGTTCAATTCCACCCAGGAGCGCCCAATGGAGGCAACATGCCAATCTACACTGAGGTAAGAGTTCGATTGTGACCTTAACAGGAGCAATCGAAATGGCACGTTCAAGAAAAGAAGGTGGGACTCGTCGCGATGGTCGCGAGTACTGGTCCCGTCGCCCTAACTGCAATGGTGCGGTAGGTAAGTTCGCTAAGCGGATTATCCACGGTCAAGAGCGCTGTATCGCTCGCGACATCACCCGCCATGAAGTTAACGCTCATTTCTCGGAATGAGCATAGCGCCGGGGTCACCCCCGGCTCTTATTCCGTCTGGAGTAATACCATGAGCTTCATGACCCGTTTGCGTGAGACACAGGCCAACGAAGAACAACGTATGTTGGCTGAAGAACAAGCGAAGTTGTTCCAGGATTTCATCGCTGACTACCCGGATGACCCCCTGTGGCCGATCGTGGCGGCTATGCAGGCAGAGCACGCCAAACCTGAATGGAATGGTCAGCACGGTGACGCCATCGCTCAAGTGGTGCAAAACCCCGGTAACCAAGGTACTGCCTTGGTATGGAACCGTTGTCTGGCAGATGGCCCGTATCCATTCCTGTCGGTGCAATCAGTAGCCCGTCCCGTGCCGGCACTGCACCAAATCGCACCGTCATCGGTGCTGGACGATATCCTGGCTGTGGTTCAGGATATCAACATCTATGACACCGGTAAGCTGTCGGCCAAACTGGTTGAGATGGCCTTCTCTGCCTTCAAGGAACTGCTGGTAACAGCTATCGATGCAGACCCTGAGGAGAACACTTACTTCGTCCAAGCCTACACCAAAGACCGTAAGTGGATACTCGACATTCAGCTGTACTACAATGTTGTTTACACCGGGCATCAACAGGTCATGCCGCAATGAAAGCATTTTACGTCCAAGCGCTCGACAGTCTGATCACCAGCAGCATCGAGCTTTATAAGAAGAACGGCCAGACCATTTTTAACCGACTAATACAAGTGCCAGAAGGCGACCGTGTAACCTCAGACCTGATCGCCCGTGTCAAGCACTGGGGTGGTGTAATGGGGGTCGAGATCAACTATCGCGAGCGAACGCGTGCGTTTCATATGAACATCGATGTGCACGCTGTTCGGCTTACTCTGGCTCAGGCACAAACCCTGACTGCATAAGGAAAGACACCATGTCTGAATTGGCTACGATCCACGCATCGATGGATGCCGTGATGCAAGCATTCCAGCACTCCAGTGAAAAGCATGCCCACATGGTCGAACACTGTGGGATGTCTACCTGGTTACATGACTACCGCACCATGGGTTTCCACACACCTCGTCAGAATGGCGCAACTTCTTGGATGCTGAAGCGTCTGCTTACCGAACCGGATGCTTTGCTGGTATCTAGGTTCCGTGAACAACTGATCGTAAACTTCAACGCAGAAGGTGTATGTGATGTGATGGGTCATAAGCGGACTATCATATCCGTGGAAGACCAAGCAAGGATCATTGAACCCTACGACCTGTCTCAGTGGGTAAAATCGGGACAGGTCTTTGACAAACCACTTAAACTGATCCTGTTGGACAGTTCCTGCACGGTGTTCAACAACGTGCGTATCAACAGGTTTTATGATTGGTTGGCGATGTGCCCGGGTGTCACAAAAGACACGCAGATCATCCGCATGAACTAATCACCTAACCTCAGCACAATCATCATTCTGAAATCACACTACGTCAGAATCGCCATCGAAACGGTTGAAGGCTATCAACCACCCGGCGAGGCATGTAGCTTAGTTGGTAGAGCAAACGGCTTTTAACCGTTATTGCGCAGGTTTCGAAACCTGCCATGCCCGCTCTCTGACATGGTGAAACGAATGAAGAATGAAGTTGCAGTCCTGACTCTCCCTGCGGTAAACCGCGTTATCCGTTCCATTGGTTTCGAGGAGGTAATACTCAGCGATCGATGGACGAATGGCGATGAACGTGAGGGGTTGGTGATTGTGCTGGAGTCCGGTTGGCGTGTGGTGTTGGTGGATCGGTGTGGGCAGTGCTGCTGCGAACACCGGTACATGAGCACTGATGACGACCTGGATTCTCTGGTAGGCGAAACGCTGGTAGGTATCCGCCACGGTGGATGCAATGAAGATGAGGAAGATGAATACGGCGGTGTTGTTGAGGTCGAATTCGCTCTGATTCAGACTGACCGCGATTCCGTGACGATCGGTACCTACAACTCCCATAACGGCTACTACGGTGGCCTGGACTTGGCGTTGGTGGTGTACGATCCTGATGGGAACAAGGTAGTTGATCACGTATCGTTTACTGGAGAGTGATCGGGGGCCTTCGGGCCCTCTTTCTTTTATTCCGTTTGGAGGCACTATGGAAAAGCTCACACTGGGACACATGAACTGGGCACTGTCAGAAGAGATCGAGTTCTGTGAGCTCGTGGGTGATTTGTCCGAAGGCGTCTACAGCTGTAGTTTTAACGATGATACCATTTTCCGGGCCGCGTTCTTGGGTGAGTTGGACGAGGACATCAAAACCACCTGCTCCTTCGAGCGTGAACGCTGCATGGGGCTGATCGGTCACTACGGGATTGCCGAAGGGGCTTTCGGTGCTCGGATCATCGAACTCACCCGTAAGTTCGGCGGTTGGCCAGGTACTTGGGTAGGGGCGTTGATTCCGCTCTATGAGCTTGAGCCGCGCTACCGGGAAGCCTTGGTTGCACCAGAACACCGCGACCTGTTGGAGCTTAAAGCGGGCACACAGTACAGTCTGGAAACGTACATCCTGGACTACCCGGACGGAAAGCAAGTGTTCGTTACGGTTGACAAAAACCCAAGCAAGGGTGAAATACCGCACTTTCGTTCGAATGGTAAACCGGGGGAACTGGCAGTCCGTACCGACGTGGACATCGGTGAAGACGATGTCGTTATCGAGCTGACGCTGGACTCTAAGCTTATGCGTATCACTGAACGCAAAGCGCAGATCGTTCGACGTGAGTTCAAAGACGGTAAGCACATCGAAAACAACACGGACTTGAACATCCACAGCATAACCATCCTCATGAGTCCTCAGTAATGTCCCTCACCGCAACTATGTTGAAAGGTTTCCAACTGGTAATGCCCGATGGCCGGCGGCATGACCTCAACTTTGATACGCCGGCACCCTTCAAAGAGAAAGACGGGTTCTCCATCCTCAGCATTGAACTGGAGCACCTCGAATGGGACCTGCGTGTGATTGTCCAGATCAGTCATCTGGATGGTAGTGTCGCCAAAGAATGTGTTGGTACGCATAAGGAAACCGGTGCTAAGCATGAGTTCATCTTCATGCCGTTCTTCGAAGGACGCGTCACCAACCTCAACCGTCGCCCTGTAGGGCAATAACTAAAAGACCGGTTAAAGCATTACCCTGAGTCTACATTGTACGGGGCTCAACCAGCACCGTTTCCAGGTACCCCGAAATTCCCTTCTACTAAGGAACAGTAATGAGCAAGAAGCCACAAGCACACAAGTACCGCATCGAGTTCAAAGGTACTGACGTCGTACTGGAAGACGTTCGATTTGTCCAAATCCCCACCAGCGGCAACGTATTGCCCTACACCCGTATCGAGCAACATCACTCCGGTGCGTGGATGCTGGTCCACATGCCTGGGGGTCTGTTCAATGAGATCCCGGCTGAAGGCATCGAGGTGGTGATCAATCGCCAAGGTGAGAATCGCTACCTCTACACCGAAGACGATGATGGCTGTGGCATCACCCGTCGTATCACTAAAGCTTCCCGTGTGCTCGTTGCACCCAAGGTCTTCCATCTCGACTGTATCGAGCGTCATACGCAACTGCGTAGCGACTGGCGTTTAACCTACAGTCCAGCCCTCATCGAGGAAACCACAAAGGTCAAGTCGATCTTAATCCAACCGATGGTGGCTTAACCATTAGGGGTCTTCTCGATGCATGAAGAGTTTATTGCCCGTGAAATTGTTGACATCCTCACCTGGATGTTTGCAGACGGTGTAACACTCAAAGGACTACATGGTCGCATCGTCGGAGTCAATCCCGAGTGGTTGACGGTCTACGGCATGCCGGTGGTTGGTGATTTCTGGCTTGTTGATCGGACGGGTAAGGTGTCGCTCTGTAGGCGGGAACAATTCCTCGCCAATTACGAGCATGTGGCTGGTTGGCGGTATCGTAAAGTCCGTCACCCTGGCTGAAAAGTTCTACACCCCTGTTCTTACTATACGGGACTAGCCCTCACCGGGCTAGCCTCGCGCACAAACGGATATTGATAATAGGGCAACCGGGTAATCCCGGCTTATGCCCGTCACGGAGAAACCATGCACCGACACACCCTCGATGATGACCTTAACCACATCGAAAACCTGTATGCTCGACAGCGTAGCCGTAACTCGCAGCCGTTCGTCATATGGTCCACATCAACACCCAAGGCAGAGCACCACCTTAACCCTAGCAGTCCTGCCCTGCACCAACCCAAACCCACTGTCACCACCCCTAGCTACACCCCTAGGACGCGCTGACCCACGAGAGAAATACCATGCCTAATCAACCCCAGAGCTACCAGCTGATCAGAAAACACCGTGAAGTACAGGAGGTCGGCAGCATGCGTTTTAAAGCGCGCCCGCAAACTGTAAAACTGGTTTTCCCCACTGCGGAGGTTAAGACGCAGTAATCACTTCGCTTAGGGGGAGAAACGACAGGCTCGCTCCGGCCTGTCGTTTCTTTTTGAATCCACTTACTTTGAGAACTATATTGTCTTTGTGAATAAAGTACACCCCCTGTGTACTGCCTCCTTTTAAGGAAGAAACAATGTACAATGTTAAAAACAACCAATGGGCCATTCCAGAACTTGGGCTGCTGAATATCCCCGAGCACCTGCAACGGCAGCGTGATGGTTGGGCAATTGAAACAGACAAGGATACCTGGTGGGTGTGGCGTGATGTTGATCACGGGCACAACTACATGGACAGTCTACGTGAGGCGGGAGCCTTTGCAGTGACGATCGGTAGCTTACCCACGGACGAAGCGCGTGCAGCGAACAAACTGCTGCGCCAAGACCGCCTAACACAAACCGGTGTACTGGGTGTGTTTTTCCGTTCGGGGTTAAAACAAGCGTACCATGTGATCATTGATGGTCAAGACGTAGCCTTCCCATATAACGACGGTAAGGGTTTTACGGCGGCACTGCGGGGATTAGAGAAACTGATCTCTGCCGAGACCCGTGAGTTCGTTCGCAAAGCTGACGTTAAAACTACAATCCGGCTGGCGTAATCAAATACTTCCCCTCCCAATCTAGGGAGGGGATTATTCCGTTTTTTTATTTAAGGAGGGAAACATGAGCGTCATCGACACGATCGGTGCCATACTTGCAGCCGGTACACTGATCGTGGTGGGTATTGGAGGTGGGATTGATTGCCTTAAGCGCGGTTACCGCGCATGGCGCCAGTGGCGTAAAGCCAAGAAGCACCGTCGCCGGACCATCACCAACTAAAAGCCCTTCGGGGCTTTTATGCCGTCTTTTTATTTTTTACGCAAATTACCTGATCTATGTAAGTAAATCCCTTAAAGGAAAACGAATGTGATCGGGTTCATTGATTGTGAGTTCAATGGCGGGCATGGTGAGCTGATATCCATGGCTATCGTCAGTCAAGATGGTCAGCGGGTATTCTACGAAGTCGTGGAACACAAACAACCCACCGTGCCATGGGTGGTGGACAATGTCATGCCGATCCTGGACAAACCACCCGTGGCAATGAGTGTCTTTAAAGAACGACTCAAGAAGTTCTTGGACGCCTTCCCCAAACTCACGCTGATCGCCGATCACGCTGCTGATCTTTTCTACTTCACCCAAACCATCGTCGGCGCCGAGGGGTGGATGATGGTGGACTATCCCTTGGAACTTCGTGTTGATCCTGAGATCTCTGCGAAAAAATCCACACGCAAACACAATGCTTTAGAAGACGCCAAGGCGCTTCGCCTATCATGGCTCCAAATCAACGGCCTCGCTTAACACAACAAACTAAGGAATGAACTTCCATGCAACAGCCTAATCGCAAGCAGCCCAACCGCCAACAAAAGAAAACCAAATCTACGACCCCAAACCGTACCGCGGTCGAGATCATTGACGTCAATCCAGTACGCCGGTCGCGCTCTGAGCGCACCATGTTGTCGCTGACCACCAGCAGCTACCCTCACTACCTGATCGGCAACATGGCGTACGTCCTCTACGCTGCCGATCCAGCACAGTGCAAGAAAGCGGTGGACATCGAGAACAAGTTCGGTTTGCTCGACTTCATCCGCGAGGTCAGCTTCAAAGGCAATGAGCGTGGTGTGGTGTTCACGGCGGGTTGGTTGCGCTTGGAGCCCCAGACCCTGCGTATCGACAACCTGGGCGACGTTGCATTGACCCCTATCAAGTTCGAAGGTGGTCGTGAAACACTGGACGCGCTGCGCGCCAAACAGGGTCTGATGCAGTCCTTGGTGGAAAACTACCACCGCGGTCAGGTGCGCGGTATGACCCGTGCCAACGACATCAACGCCAAACAGTGGCGCATGGTTGAAAAGAAACTGACCCTGTCCACTGAAAACGCCTTCGCCGGCATCGGCCGCAGTGAGACGGTGTACGACCTCACCGCAACCGAGGCGATCGGTGTACTGAACGAGGCCCTCGCCCAAGCGGAGTTCGACATCCAGTTCACCGCGAACACGATCCGTGTGGTGAATGGTGACTCCACCCGGGAAATCACCTACATCGCCGCTGCACGGGCGTAAGGCTGAGCCGGACATAGCCCCCTCCCTACAGGGAGGGGGTTTATGCCGTCTAGAGGGTGCTGATTGAACCATCGGTGTTAAGCCGGTATGTACGATTACCGGCAATGGTTTTGATCACACGGGGAGTCCCGAAGATCTGATGGATAGTGGCGCCTTCAACCAAAGCCCACCCGCCATTGAGGTAGCGGTAAACCCGGTTGTTAGCAATGTCCAAGATGACGTCCCAGCGGTAGCCGTCTTGTACGGTAAAGTTGGTGAAGGTGGCCTTGGCTTGTGAATAGGTACCAAACCCGTAGGGGCATGGACCTTTAAACTTGCTAAGGAGAGGATCTGAATCCAAGTTCACCGACATCGTCAATGCCGGGTTGTATTCCTCACTGTCCCAGTCAGACATCTGAACCACAAACTGATCGCCCTTACGCGACACCTTGGCTTTACGGAAGCGTCCTGACCAGCCACGGATATCCTCGCCCTGATAAACCGAGAACTCCTTATAGCGATCCTTTTGCGTAGCCCACTGCGAGACCGCGTTGGTGTCAGTGTTAAGGGTGATGGCTGGCCACTTACCTGGGCGTCCTGACCAACCGGCGGCACCTGCGGTCATGGTGATGTTCAGTGTGTTGTTGAGGCCTTTTGCGGTATCGCGGTAATACGCCAGAACGATGGTGATGAAGTCATCGTCACCATCCGTTGAACGCAACTTGACTTCAAGGTCGTAGTTCTCGGTGGCGTAGTTGGAGATAAAGCCAACATACGCGACGGTGTTGATGGGTTGAACGGCGCTTTGTTGGGCGTCATCCCATTGCCAAGACGCTGCCTCGCCTTCAGCGGGAGTGCCAGACGGGTACAGGATATCGTTGGAGAACCGCGCCCAGGTATCGAACACTTGCTTGGTGGTGGGGGGTGTGATCGTGGCCAGGGCATTATTGAGTTCACTGGCGTTGGTGTAGGCGTTCACGTTAACATCGGTCAACGGTAACTTGGCATCAAAGTAGTTACGCAGGAACTCAAGGTTACGGGCACCACCGGGTTGGTACACCTGTTGGTAAAACGGTTGGATGTTGGCAAAAGCCTTGGCCAGTGCGTTTTGACGCAGTTCCGTAGGCAGCAGCGCATGCACCAATTGCGCCGCTTTAGCTTTACCATTGACCTGACGGATATCGGCCGCTTTACGCAAAACCGTCACCGTGCGTCCGTACGTAAATGGGGAATCGATCGTGGCCCGCAGTTGGTCACCGTTTTTGACCGGAACGCCATCTGCTCCCGCAAACCAGATCAGCTTGGTGCCCCCTGCTTCATCGAAGAAGGTCTCACCCACCTTGATCGCACCGATATAGATCGACCCTTTCAGCGTACCCAGCCCAGCGCCGACCAATTCGATCTTGGGTTTTGCCCGGAAGTCCCAGCCGACATCAACCGTATCCATAGGGGTACCATCGGCTGCTTTGAACAGGATGATTTCGCCGGTGTTGATGTTGTACACGAATGTTGCTGTGTAGATCGTCCCATCCGCTGTTTTGGCCAGCCAATGGATCTTGTTGGCCCCTTCCGTGAACTTGGTGGGAGTAACAGCCCCCGGTGCTTTAAGCGGTGAGGAGGTGGCCACCACTTTGGATTCAGAGGTGCCCGCTGGGAAGTCATCGGTGTCGGCCATGCCGTTGTACAACGGATGATCACCATAGGTCGAACGCAAGAAACCTACGTTGACTGGCGTGCGATCGTAGTTACCAGTGAAATAGGCACCGAAGTTGACGATCACCCGGTTGGCCGTGCTGAAGAATCCGCCCTTGGTGGGGTCGTTCACTTGGGAAGGGTCTGTGACGTTAGCACCGTGGTCGGTGATAAAGATCATACCGTTCCCCGCCGCGCGGTAAGCTACCAGATCAGCGATGGCACTGTTGGTGATCAGCTGGGGGTTTTGGCCAATTGACGCTGTGGAGAACATCACTACAGCGCAGTATTGCTCCAGCTCGCTCAACGACGGATTGAGCATGGTGCC